GGTGAGGATCTTGGCAATGGTACTCTCCTTACAGCCTGTGTTGCAGAATACCGGTACATGCTTTGCCTTCGCCAGGTCGCATACATGTGCCAGCAGATCCCAGCTGGCTTCCTGTCCCGCACCCGGGCCGGACACACAGAATGCACCCACATGATCGCCCAGCGTCACATTATCGATGATCTCCTCGATGCTCTGCTCTGCCAGCAAAACATCTCCCTCCGGATTGATCTTGCACAGCAGCTTCATTTCCGGGATGCCCAGTGCATATTTCAGACGGACATTCTCACCGAAGTTATTCACATGCACGCCATAAGTTCCTGTGAAAACACCGGCAAACGCACTTCTGCCGAAGCTTGCACCCACTGCCTTGGCCATGCGGATTGTTTCTTCCGGGTTCATGACAACATTGGTTCCGAACGGAACGTGAATATCTTTCTTAATGGCACCAATGACACAGGCCATGGCCATCAGTGTCTCGGCATGGCTGACATAAGTCATCGGGAAGCTGAACTCGTTGGCAATGAGCACACCGTCCACGCCGCCCTCCTGTAATGCTTTCACATCGCAAGAAGCATGCTCGATCACAGTATCCAGAGAACCGCAGAAATCAGGATCACCAGGCAACGGATCCAGATGCAGCAATGCAATGATCGGTTTCTCTGTTCCAAATAATTCTTTTGTTGAAAATACTATGGACATTGGGGCATTACCGGGCGAATTACTAGCTAAGATAGAAGGACAAATCGGTCCTCTTATTGATTTGGTTGGTATTGACAGAGTCCAAGATATGTTACAAAATGAAGAACTAGAAATTGTTCCAATGGGTTTTATTCGTGGCCGCAGTTTCCAAAATTCTATTTTAATTATAAATGAAGCACAAAATTTAACGGAAGATCATGTTAAGCTTTTAATTGCTCGTTGCGGTGAGGGTACAAGAATCTTTTTTGATGGAGATATTAAGCAGGCAGACAGCCAGCTTTTTAGAAATAAAAATGGTCTAAAGCTTCTACTTGGATTAAGAAAATCTCCTATCTATTCTAAAATGTTTGCTACTATTAAACTTACAATGACTGAAAGAAGTAAAACTGCACAATGCGCAGAGTTTCTTGATGACCTTTCAAGTAAAATGTAAATAAAAAGAATGGCCCAGAAATGGGTCATTTTTATTGACTTTTTTGATAAAATATGGTATAATAATTATAGAAAATAAAAAGAAAGGTGATTAAATGGGAAAGTTATCACAAGATATTATTGAACAAATTCCAATCTTATATGAAGAATTGAAAACTAAAACTGCTGTAGCAAAAGAATTAGGTATTTCAGTTAAATCGGTGACGAAATACCTATTACAAGAAAATTCAATTCCGGGGGCAAAAGAACGAAAGAAAGCCGTAAAAGTTACTCCAGAAATGGAAAGTAAAATTAATCAACGCTATCAAGAATGCTGTAATATGGCGCAAGTTGCGAGAGAATTTGATGTTTCGGTTGCGGCAGTTAGAAATCATTTATCGGAAGAAAGTAAAGAAAAATCCAAAAAACTTTATGATGATAGAGATGCTTTATTCTTTTATATTTATAGAAAATTTGGAGCAGAAGATGAAGAGAATCCTGTAAGTGACTGGAATCTAATTCAAATGAATAAATTTAGAGAACAAGGAATGCCTTATCGCGGTCAGTTACTAACATTAAAATATTATTATGATATTAAGCATCATAAAGTAAAAGATGAATATAAAACTATTGGTATAATTCCTTATATTTGGACTGAGGCCGCGGCTTATTATAAAAAGCAGGAAAAACTTCAAGAACAAATTTCAAAAGAAATTGAAGAGCAACTTGCAAGAGACAGGATAGAAATTTCTTTTAGGCCTTCTGATTATATGAAGAAAAATCGTAGAAAAAAGAAGAAAATTGATATTAAGAATTTGGAGGTAGAAAATGAATGATTCAAATTGATAGACATACTATAATCCAAGTTCTTGGCGGCTTAATGAATCACCCAGACTTATTAAATGAAACAGATAAGTATAATTTAGCACCAGAAGATTTTCCGAACTCTCTTGATAAATATGGCTTTTCAGCTATATATAATCTATATGCTGATGGCGCAAATAAAATTCATGCAGTTGATGTAATTAGTCTACTACAAGAAAATTTAGTAGCAAAAAATTTAATTGAAAAAGAAAATGGTGTAACATTCTTTCAAGATTGTGAAGTTAATAGTGATGAGGGGAATTTTAATTTTTATTATAACAGATTAAAAAAATTAAATTTGTTAAGAGAAATTCAATTAACTGGCCGCGATACAAATGATATTTTTTGTGAAAATCCTTTAGATGATAATTATGTAGAAATTAATGAAAAATTTCAGAAAATGAGTGTCAATGATATAGTTAATATTCTAAAAAGTGAAGTTGCCAGTTTTGAAAATAAATATTCTTATAATAATCTTGTTGAAGAAAGTTATGCCGCTGATGATATCCTTGAATTAATTGATGAATGGCGAAAAACTCCGGAGATTGGTTATCAATTACAAGGAGATATTTTTAATACTGTCTGTCGTGGCGGTAGGCGTGGAAAATTATATCTACGATCTGCACCGAGTTCAGGAGGTAAAAGCCGTCAAATGGTGGGAGATGCGTGTAATATAGCCTATCCTATTCGTTATGACAGAAACAAAAGAGAATGGGTTTCTACTGGTAGCTGTGAAAAAGTTTTATATATAATGACAGAACAAGATCCAGAAGAAATTAAAACAATGATTTTGGCCTATTTAACAGGATATAATGAAGAAATTTTTCTTTATGGTACTTATGGCGAAGAAGAAATGCCAAGAATAAAAATTGCGGCAGATATAATGGAAAAATTTAAAGACAATATGCTTTTTGCAAGAATCCCAGACCCTTGTAGTTCTGTTGTTAAAAATTTATTTAGAAAATATTCAATTCAGTTTGGTGTTAATATTTTCTTTTATGACTATATTTTCTCTTCACCAGCTATGCTTAGTGAATATAGAGATTTAGGATTGCAGGAACACGTTTGTTTAAGAATGTTTACTACTACTTTAAAAAATTTAGCAATTGAATTAGATGCCTTCATTATGACATCTACACAAACAAATTCTGAAGATGATCCTAAAGGTGGTTTTAGGGATTTTAGAAATCTAGAAGGTAGTAAAGCAATTAGAAATCTAGTTGATTTAGGTTGTATTTTTGCTAGAGTTACACCGGATGAATTACAGTTAATTTCTAAATTTGTCGATAATTTTGGATTAAAGCCCAATATAGTAACTGATGTTTATAAAAACCGTAGAGGTCGTTGGACAAACATTCGTATTTGGTCTTATTATGATTACGGAACTTGTAGAAAACAAGATTTGTTTGTTACTTCGGCAACAATGAAGGAAAAATTAGAGGATTTTGTTATTATGGATTTTAAAAATCAAGACGAACAAGATTTTTCTGATTTACTTGCATTGTATAATAATGGAGAGATTAAAGAAAAAGTTTATAAAGAATATTATATGCCAGCTGATGAAACGAATGAATTAGTATCTGATTTAGAAGATGCTTTTGGTGATAGAGAAGAACGAGAAAAATTTTATAAAGATAAGGCTTTCGGTGATTTAATATAATGAGTGAAATTACATTACAAGAATTAAATGATTCATTAACACCAGAAAGAGTTATTCAATTAGTTTTGGCTCTTGGAGCAGATAGATATGAAGAGAAAAGTGATTACATAATCTTTCCTTCGCTTTGCCACAATTCTCACGTAGAAGATGCTAGTATGAAGCTTTATTATTATAAAGCCAATAAATTGTTTCATTGCTATAGCGGTTGTGGTGAAAGTTTTAATATTTTTGGATTATTTGAACGTAGATACAATACATTAGGAATAGAATATAATTTTTATCAAGATATAGTTTTAAAAATTGCAGATGGTGTCATTACAAAGAAAAAAGATAACGGATTCTATTTTCCTTATGAATCCCAATATGACAAATTCAAAATACAAGTTCCTCAGATTAGTTTTCGTGTTTACAATCCAAACTTTTTAAATATCTTTTCTAATTATATGCCGCAAGAATGGTTAAACGAAGGAATTTCAGAAGAATCTTTACGCCTTTACAATATACGATATTGTATTTCTCAAAATAAGATTGTAATTCCTCATTATAATAAAAATGGCGAATTAATTGGTATCCGTGGTCGCGCGCTTAATGATGAAGATATAGAGATTGGTAAGTATATGCCAATTACGATTGAAGGACATTGTTATGCTCATTCTTTAGGATATAATCTTTATGGCCTAAATTTAGTTAAAGATAATTTAAAAAAATATAAAACAGCAATAGTTGTTGAAGGAGAAAAAAGTTGTATGTTATATGATTCAATGTTTGGTCATGATAAAAACATTTGTGTTGCGGCTTGTGGAAGCCAGCTACATAATTATCAAGTTCAATTGCTATTGAGTTGTGGTGTCGAAAAAATTATAGTAGCCTTTGATAAAGAGGGTGAAGATTGGAAAGAAAAAGAAAAATATTTTAATAAATTAAACAAAATGTGTAATAAATATAAAAATCTTTGTGATATTGGATTTATTTATGATAATCAAAATTTATTAAAATTAAAAGATAGTCCTTTAGACGAAGGAAAAGAAACTTTTATAAAATTATTTAATAAGGTGGTTTATGTAAAATGAAGTATGTTCGTAGAACAAGTTATGATATTAAAGACAATTTTATCCCAAATCTTTTAAAAGATAGAGGAATTATTAATGAAGATAATGAAGATAATGAAGAAATGTATTTTTATCCAACAGAAGAAGTTGAGTTAAATTCTTGTCAACTTGACAATATTGATGCGGGAATTGAGCTTTTAGAAAAGAATTTAAATAATAAAATTTTAATTATTGTTGATTCAGATTTTGATGGTTTTTCAAGTGCGGCATTAATGTATAATTATTTAAAAGCTATTAAAAATAATATTGATATTGATTATCTTTTGCCACAAGGTAAAGAGCATGGTTTTCAAATGAAAATGGAATATTTAATGGAGTCTAAGAGATGCGATTTAATTATTATTCCAGATGCCGGCAGTAGTGACCATGATGAAATGAAACAGTTAAAAAACTTCGGTTATGAAATTCTATGTTTAGATCATCATATTTTTGATTATTATGATGAGAATGCTGTTGTAATTAACAATCAAGGTGGAGATTATCCCAATCGCTCATTAAGCGGCGTAGGTGTAGTTTATAAGTTTATTGAGGCTTATGATAGTAAAATGAACTTAGAATCTAATTTAGAACAATACTTGGATTTAGTAGCTTGCGGCGAAACTGGTGATATGATGGACATGAATACCTTAGAAAACAGATATTATCTTAGAGGATTAAAACATTTTGTTAATTTTGGACTGAGAGGTCTGATTAAACAGCAAGCTTATCCTCTTTTTACTATGAAAGCAGAAGAAATTACAGAAAACTTTTTGAATAATTGTAGTCTAACTCAAATTCAAGTTGCCTTCTATATTGTTCCACTTATCAATGCTTTAATTAGAATTGGTTCTGATTCAGAAAAAGATATTCTTTTTAGAGCTTTTATTAATGGGGACGAGAAAGTACCTTCTACTAAAAGAGGTCATAAAGGAGAGTATGAAACGATTGCAGAACAGGCAGCAAGAACTTGTTCAAATGCCAGAACAAGGCAAAATAAAGAAAAGGATAAAGCCATTGAATTATTAGATATTCAGATTATTGAAAATTGTTTAGATGATAATAAAATTTTAATTTTGAATGCTGATGAATTAGATACTCCAAATACTTTAACTGGACTTGTAGCAATGGGTGTCGCGGCAAAATATAAAAAGCCTGTAATGTTGGGTAGAATTAATAGTAATGGTGAATTCAAGGGTTCAATTAGAGGAAGAGGAGAATCAGAATTAAAAGATTTTAGACAATTGTTATTAGATAGTAATTTAATGGACTATGTTCAGGGGCACGCAAATGCTGCTGGCTATTCTATTAAAGAAAAAAATATTGAAAAACTTCTTAATTATGCAAATAATAAACTAGAAAATATAGACTTTCATCAAGGTCTTTATGAAATAGATTTTAGCCTAAATGGAAACAGTCCAAAACTTGGACAATTAATTTTAGATATTGACAAGTATAAAGATGTTTTTGGTCAGAACAATGATGAACCAATCATTTTGATTGAAAGTGTTCCAGTCGAAAATCTAAGATTAGTAGGTGTAAATAAAACTACCATCAATTTTAAATTTAATGAAATTGAATATGTTAAATTTAAAGATCAAGAATTAGCTGATACTTTATTGAATAATAGAAATTCAACTGTTAATATTATTGGCCGTGCGTCAATGCACGAATGGTTAGGAAGAAAAACTCCACAAATTCAAATTATTGATATGGAATTTTGTAACGATAAAATGGCAGATTTTTAAGGAGGAATTATAATGGAACTATTAAAGAGAACAGAAGAATATCGTAGTGAAACCGAGCAGGAAACAGAAAATTTTATTCAAGATACAAAAGATGCTGCAAATGAAAAAGGATATGAATTAATTTCTTATAGTGCAACACATAAAGTTAAGAAAGATGACGATTATTACTTATTAAAGCTTGTTAAGTCATATATTTGAGTAAGGAAGTCAAGCGATTTTGCTTGACTTTTTTTATTATTTATGATATAATTAATATAGAAAAGAGAAAAAGAAATAGAATTTTATAAATATCTAATTCTTTTAGGAGGCTTGAAAATGAATGAATTTTATGGTTCTACGCACAATCATACAGATCGTAGTAATTATAGATTGCGCGATAGTACAAATTCTTTGAGTGAATTATGTTGGTATGCAGCGGAATTAGGTCATAATTTTATAGCAATTACAGACCACGAAACAGTATCTACAGCAATTGATTGTCAAGATGTAGAAAAATCTATTAGAGAAAAGTATCCAAATTTTAAAGTTATTAGAGGTAATGAAATTTATTTATGTAGAAATGGCTTAAATAAAGATAATTTTGTAAAAGGAGAGGATAGGTTTTATCACTGGATTCTTTTGGCTAAAGATGAAATAGGGCATCAACAAATTCGAGAAATTTCTACAAGAGCATGGTTAAGAAGTTTTAAAATGGGTAGACAAATTCGTGTTCCTACATATTATTCAGACTTAATAGATATTGTTGGTAATAATCCCGGACATGTTATTATGCAACAGTCCTGTTTAGGCGGAAAATTATCTCAATTAGAAGTTGATTATATTAAAGAACCGACAGAAGAAAAATGGGAATATATTAAGCAATGGGTTTTTCATATACAACAAATTTGTGGAAAGGAGAACTTCTTTTTAGAAGTTCAACCGGCAAGAAGTCGTGATCAATTAGCAGTTTATCAAGCAACTTTAAAATTACAAGAAGAAACAAAAATTCCAGTTGTCATTTCTCTTGATGCCCATTATTTGAAAAAAGAAGATAAAGAAATTCATCACGCTTTTTTAACTGCACAGGATGGTGATCGAGAAACAGAAGAATTTTATGCTACAACTTATATGATGAGTAGAGAGGAAATTCATAGCATAATGGACAAAGCTGTCGGAGAAGAAAAAGTTTCTGAATGGATGAATAATACTAAAAAGATTTATGACATGTGTGAGGATTATGATTTAACAAAACCTACACGTATTGTTTATCTTCCAAAAACTGTTGACACTATTACAGACTTACAATTTTTAGAATATAAGGATAAGATAAAAGAGTTAGAATATTTTTATAAATCTCCGCATAAGGAAAATATTGATTTAGCCGCAGCAATAGTTACAAAGATTTTGTCAGATAAGGAGCAATATGATAATGAACTTACTTATGCGGCAATAGATGACAATTTAAAAGCAGTTAGATTAGCATCTGAAAAAATGAATACTCAATGGAGTGCATATCTGCTTAACATGAGAGATTATATAAAGATTATTTGGGAAAAAGGAAATTCTTTAGTTGGCTGTTCTCGCGGCTCTGGATTGGGTTTCATTCTTCTAAATATTCTTGATATAACGCAAATTAATCCGCTAAGAGAGAAAACAAAAACATATAGTTTTAGATTCTTAAATCCAGAAAGAGTTAGCCCACTAGACATTGACTGCGATATTGAAGGAGGAAAACGTCCACAAGTTTATAGAGCATTACAAGAGGCTTACGGAGAAGATAGAGTCTCTAAGGTTTTAACTATTAGAACTGAAAAACCAAAGTCTGCAATACTAACTGCTTGTCGCGGATTAAAGATTGATCCAGATGAAGCAAATTATTTATCTTCTTTTATTAAATCAGAAAGAGGAATAGATTTTACTCTTGAACAGACTTATTATGGTGATGAAGAAAACGGATTAAAACCAGATATGAAATTCAAAGAACTAATGGACGGAAAATATAATAATGTTTGGAAAGTTGCTCAAAGAATCAGTGGATTATGTTGTGGATGCGGCAGTCACGCCGGCGGTGTAATTTTTTATGATAGTCCAATAACTGAAACAACGGCACTAATGAAAACGACTAACGGTGATGTTATTACACAATATGACCTTCACAAATTGGAATCTGTATCATTACTAAAGATAGATTTATTATCTATTGAAGCACTTGATAGAATGAGAGCTTGCATTGATCTACTAACAGATTACAATTATTTAGATAAAAATCTTTCTTTAAGAGAAAGGTATGAATCAGCAGTTGGAGTGTATAATATTGATAGAACATCATCAGAAATGTGGAAAATGGTTCATGAACATAAAATTCAAAATTTATTTCAAATGGAACAAGATAGCGGAATTAAGGGCATTGAAGCTGTAAAACCAGAAACTGTTGATGAACTCGCTGCTTTAAATGCAGTTATTAGACTAATGCCACCAGAAGGTAGTAAAGAAATTCCTGTAGAAAAATTTTCTAGGTTTAAAAATAATATTGAGGAATGGTATAATGAATTAAGGCAGTGGAAAGTTGATAAAAAATATTGGCCTGTACTAGAAAAAATTGTAGGTATTACTTATGGAATGTGTGTTCAGCAAGAACAATTTATGATGCTTGTACAGCAGCCAGAATTAGGAGGCTTCAGTCTATTATGGAGCGATAAATTACGCAAATCTGTAGCCAAAAAGAACCCAAAAGCTTTTGAAACATTGGAAAAGGAATTCTTTGAAATAACAAAAGAAAAGCAATGTGATTTTAACTTATGTAATTATGTATGGAAGGTTCTAATTGCAGCAAATAAAGGGTATGGGTTTTAAGCATGGAACCCCTATATAGTAATATATAGTAAAAAAGGGCTTAAATTGCGGGAACCTCCTAAAGTCTCAATAACCAAACTGTATCAGCAATGATGCAGCGGCGAAGGTAATGACCAAGGTATGGTAAAATCATTGAGAATTGGATAATCCGCAGCGAAATTTCTTATTTCTTTAATTATTTCAAGTTAAAAAGGAGGTGAAAATAAGCTAATGGGATATAAAAAATTATCAGATGAACAAGAAAAGCAATTGGTTCAAGAATATGTATTAGGGATGCCAGTAAAGGAACTAATGACAAAGTATAATTTTGCTTCAAAAAAATCTATTATAGATAAAGTTAAAAAGCATTATGGAGAAAATTATAAAGATTTAATCAATTCAGCTAAATATAATAGAAAGGGATACCGATACACCTTTGAAAAAATTAATAATCAATTTGATGCTTATTATTTGGGATTACTTTTAACAGACGGATATATAACTTCTAGAGGATATGATGTAGGATTAGATTTAACTGATGAGGATTGTATAGCTTTTTTGTCAGAAGGAATTGGAAAAAATTATACAAAAATAGAGGCCACAAAAGAGAATAGAAAAACGAGATATCGCTTGATTTTAACAGAAAAAGAACTTGTTTCTAATTTAAAAAGATATGGCGTAGTTCAAAATAAAAGTTTATCTTTAACTGGGCCTAATTTATTGCCAGAAGAAGAGAAATTTATTCCTTATTTAATTCGGGGTATCATAGATGGAGATGGTACAGTTTCACCCACCTCATACGGCGCTCCACAGTTTGCCATATATACCGCATCAGAAAAATTTGCTGATTGGCTAGTATATATACTAGAAAATAAAATGTATATGACTGATATTCATAAAAATTTTCAAAAAAACAAATATAACGGACTGTGGAAAGTGGGAACAGCAAATCATAATAATATTTTGAAATTAATAGCATTATCATATGATAAACCTTTTGGAATGACAAGAAAATATAAAGAAATAAGAAAGACGTTCAACGACTATAATAGCCCCTCCTTTATATAATTAAAGGATGATGGTATAGTCTAGACCACAGCGCTTTTAGCGGTCATGGAAACATGATGTGGTAAGAATGCCGCGCACACTCTAGGATACTCTATAGTAGGTTTACAAGAAATGAATTTAGCCTATAAATATCCAATCATTTTTTGGAATACGGCTAATTTAATTGTAGATTCTGGTTCTATGAATCTTGAAGACGAAATTGTTTTAGATAATATAGATAATTCTGATGAGGAAAATGATGATACAATTAAAAATTCTTCTTGTGATTATGGCAGAATCGCAACAGCTATAGGTAAAATGAAAAAAGCAGGAATTTCCTTCACATTACCAGATATTAATACTTCTGGAATTACCTACACTCCAGATGTAGAAAATAATGTTATTATTTCTGGCTTACGAGGAATTAGTAGAATTGGTAATCAATTAATTAAAGATATATGTTTAAATCGTAGTTATTCTTCAATTGAAGACTTTCTAAGTAAAGTTAAAGTTAATAAAGTTCAAATGATTAACTTGATAAAAGCAGGATGTTTTGATAACTTATACAAAGAATCTTCAAGAGAAAAAATTATGGAAAAATATATAGATTCCATTGCAGACAAGAAAAAAAGAATTACACTACAAAATATGCAAATGCTAATATCAAAAAATATGATTCCAGATTGTTTAAATAAACAGGTAAGGGTATTTAATTTTAATAAATATTTAAAAAAGAATAAACAAGATGGATACTATATTTTAGATAATATCTCTTTTAGATTTTATAATAATAATTATGATAGCGACAATCTTATTGATGTTGTAATTGATGAAGAAAATAAAAGTGCTAAAATTGAACAAAAAGTATGGGATAATATTTATAAAAAAGAAATGGATCCAGTTAGAAGCTGGATGAAAGAGAATCAACAAGAAATTTTAAATAATTTAAATAAGAAACTTTGGAACGAAACTGCTGAAAAATATACAGAAGGAAATATTTCAAAATGGGAAATGGATAGTTTAAGCTTCTATTATCATAATCATGAGTTATCTAATTTAAAAACATCTGTTTATGAAATTTCTAATTATTTTAAGTTAGACAAAGAACCTAAAGTTGAAAGAGAATATTATACCAAAAAGAAAGATAAAATTCAACTATATAAGATTTATAGAATAGCAGGAACAGTAATTGATAAAGATAAAAAGAAAAACTCTGTAACATTACTAACAACATCTGGAGTAGTTACTGTTAAGGTATGGAAAAACCAATTTTCAGATTGGGATAAACAACTGTCTCAATTAGGAGAAGATGGAAAAAAACACGTTCTTGAAAAATCTTGGTTTACTAGAGGAACAAAGCTCATTATTACTGGTATTCGCCGCGGCGATAGCTTCATTCCAAAAAAATATAAAAATACAGAATGGCCATTATTTGAAAAAATTAATGAGTTAAGTGAAAACGGATTTATACTTGATTCAAGTACAGAAAGAATTGAAATTGAGGAGGATTGATACTTATGGCGAGCATCGCCTTATTTGACATAGATTTTTGGTATGGTAGAAAACAATATCCTAATCTTGAATTAATGAAAGTTTTTAATTATTATTATTCTCAAAATCATATTGTTATTTTTACAAAACCTAATCAAGATTTAGAACGATTTAATAAAATATTCTACTTTTTTGAAAATACAAATATTCAAATTCCAAAGAATCTTTTTATTTCAAACGATAAATCGCAATGCTACGGTTGTGGGTTTTATAATTCTTTTAGACCGTTGATTAATCCAATTAATGATTCGCCGCCATCATTTGTTCCATATGATTTAGAAGAAGATAAAATAAAAGATTTAAAAAGTTATAACAAAATTAAGAGGAGTTCCTTAATAAGACTTGAAAATAAAGATTTTACTAATTTTGATTCTAATAAAAGACATATTTATTTAGTAGATCATGATGTTCTCTATCAAAATGATATTGAATCCTTTATTAAAGAATATAATAAGTTTAATTTAAATTGTTATTATCCTTTAAACATCTATTCGGAAGATAAATTAGATAGAATAAATCAATATTCTCAATACTTCAAAGGAAATCGCTATAATTTACTTTTTAATTATACTAAAGAAACATTCGATAAATATGGGAGTTGTAATTACATCTTTAATTTTAACGATTTTACAACAAAAGATAATCGAATAAAGTTTATTAAGAGTATTCTATATTTAAAAGCAAAAAGATTAAAGCCATATTTTAATAAATTTAACAAAATTCCCGTAGAATTAGAGCCAATTTTTAAATGGTACAATTCTGGATTGCAAGAATCGTATTACTCTTATATTTCCGATAAGCCAGAATTAATTACACAATTTAATTTAAATTTTAAAAATGATTCTGATTACAGATTACTATTAAAACAGAATCCAAAAACTCTTAATTGTTTGACTTTTACTATATAATATGATATAATATTAATATAATAAAAGAGAGGTGAAAGTGATGACTAAAGAGGAATTAATTAAACGAAAAATGGAAATTCTCCAAGAATGGGAGGATAATATCAATAGGTTTGTTTATAACCCAAATATAGAGAAAGAATACAAAGAAATTTGTAAACAAATTGAACAAATGGAGGACAACGATTAATGGAAGAACAAGAAATTCTATCATTTTTTAACAAAGATGGAACAATAAAAGACAAAGATGAAATAGTTCAACAAGTTGAAGATATTTATGATGCCATTAAAGAAGAAGAGGATCTAAATAAAGAAAATTCTTATTTCTCTAAGATTACCAATCCAGAAACTTCGATTGATACTGCTAGTTCTTTAGAAACATTTGATTTTATGAATCGAACATTATTCCTAACTGAAGAAATTACAGCAGAGACAGGGCCGCAATTTTTTGAAGCCATTAGATTTTTTAATAAGTGTGATGAAATAGATCGAATTCCAGTAGAAGAAAGAAATCCAATTAAAATTATTATTGATACTCCCGGCGGCGATCTATGTGCTACATTATCAATAATTGATTCAATTAAACTTTCAAAGACTCCTGTATGGACAATTACTACTGGCTGTGGTTATAGCGGTGGATTTTTTATTGGAATTTGTGGCCACAAAAGATTTGGATTTCCTAATAGTTCATACTTATTTCACCAAGGAGCTTGTAGTTGGGCATCTGATGCTCATAAATTTCAACAGCAAGCAAAATTCTATGAAAAGACTTTAGATACTCTAAAAGAAATTACATTAAAGAATACCGAAATTACAGACAGCGATTATGAGAAATATAAAAGCGGCGATTGGTGGCTAACAGCAAAAGAAGCTATAAATAAAGGCATTATCGACGAAATTTCAACAGAATTAGTTTAAGGAGGATTTTAAATATGAGCGATTTTATTAACAAGCTAAAGGAAAGTGATTCTACTAGTGCAGATATGTTTGCTCCTTTTGAGGAACTACTAAATCTGCCAGATGAGGAATTTGATAAGACTTATCCATCCTTTAAGGGCGAACTTGAAAAGTTACTTACTGGTCCAGAGATTGATAAAATTATCTATGATAGTGCTAAGACCGCAGGTTATGCAGATATTGAAAAAGAAAAAGAAGCATTAGAAGAAATGCTCAAAGAAATTGCAGATGATGATTCTCTTTCTGAAAACAAAAAGGATTTACTAATTACAATTTTTAAGACCACTATTAATCGCGGTTTTACATATATGGCTAATCCAAGAGAAAGAATTAGTGTTAAGATTATTAAAATGAATGACGATGCAGTAATTCCAAGTTATGCTCATGATACTGATGCTGGCGCAGATGTTTATTCTTGTGAAGATATTACAATTGAAGCCGGCGAAACAAAGCTAGTTCATACTGGTTTAAAATTTGAAATTCCGTCTGGTTATGAAGTTCAAGTTAGACCAAGAAGTGGCAATTCACTAAAAACAAAGATTAGAATTGCCAACACACCCGGAACGATTGATTCAAATTATCGTGGTGAACTTGGTGTTATTGTAGATAATACTGGAACAGAACCAATTAATATTACTAAGGGCTTTAAGATTGCTCAAATTCTAATTGCTCCCACTCCTATGATGGAATTTACAGTAGTAGATAAGCTTGCCAATTCAGATCGAGGAGAAGGCGGCTATGGTTCTACAGATAAGAGTTGATTAAATGGCTCGTTTAAAATATGAAGATATTCAAAAAGAAATTCAACTAGAGGGATGGATTCTATAGTCTAAAGAGTATGTTAATTTAAAAACAGACTTAGAATTAATTTGTCCGAATGGTCATTTAAACGTTTTTTCACTTGAATAGTGGCGGCGGCATAAAAGTTGTCCAATATGTGAAAATAATAAATATGCTAATATTGATACTAGACCTGTAAAAAAGAATGGTTATCGAATATTAGCGTTTGATTAGGCAAGTATTACGAGCGGTTGGTCTGTCTTTGATGATAAAGAACTTATTAAATATGGAAAATGGACATCAGATGGAACTCATTCAACAGAAAGAATTTCTTTAACGAAAGGTTGGTTTGCTTCTATGATTCAAAAGTGGAAACCAGATGAAGTAGTTCTTGAAGATATTCAATTACAAAAGTTTGGGGAACAAGAAGCAGTAGTTACTTATAAAAAACTTGCTCATTTACAAGGCGTTTTAAAAAATTATTGCTATGAATCTGGTATACCTTACAAAGTAGTTTCTCCTTCAACATGGAGAACATTCTCGGATATAAAAGGAAAAAAAAGGCAAGATAAGAAAAAGAATGCTTAGCTAAAAGTAAAAAAACTTTATGATATTTAGGTAACACAAGATGAAGCAGATGCAGTGTTAATTGGAGCATGGGCTGCGAATGACCACGATAGAAATAAAATAATCAAGTTCTAAAAAAGGAGAGTAGTTAAATTCTACTCTCCTTTCTTTTTATACTTTATAAACGCACCAGAAGTTCTAGTCTGAGCAATCAAAAGTATCATATAATATTGAATCAATAACGCAAGTAATATGTTCTGGCATTGTGATTAAATAAGTTCCTTTTAGTTTCAAGTTCTAAAAGTCCTTTATCGTATGAATTTTTCTTCTATTTAAATAGAATCGTTCAAAATTATCTAATAGATAATTATTTAAAAACTCAATCTCAGAAAAAGTAATTCCTTCTCTTCTTGCAAATTCAGAAAGTTCGCAATATGTTTCATCCCAAGAGCGATTTGTAGCTAATGAAATTGCTCTTACTGCACAGTCTGAAACATTGCGGCCTAATGGATTTGCATTATAATATTTAAACATCTTAAATATTTTTCATCTTATTTAAATGTTTTCTAATAACTTCTTTTTCCTGAGATGTTTCTGCATAATCGGATAGTTCTTCTACAAAATTACAGATAGCGCCCATAATCATTTCCATTCCTTCAACAAGTCTATCTGGATTATCTCCCTTTCTGTAACGTTCATGGTCGTAATCATAGGTGTCCATGCCATCTCTTATTTTATCAAAATAGCGATTAATGCGAATATTCATAGGATAAGTGCCATACCGATCATCGCTCCACTTATCATCATAGTCATGATAATCTCTATCATATCGACGATCCCTATCTCTATCTCCCATATATCTACCACGACTATCTCTCATTCTTCCAGCGCCATATTCGCCGCACTGTTCATCGTAATACTTACTTTCTTTAATATCTTTATAAATATCAATTAGTTTATAAGTAGTTTCAAGATTAGAAGAACTTAGCCCCTTATCTGCTATATTTTCTAATTCTTTCTCTACTCTTTCTAAAAGTTTGTGCATCTTTTATCACCTCTTCCCTTCAAGGAGTTGTAGTAGTTGCTTCAACTGGCAGCGCGGTGGCTGTATTGTTTTTACATTGACAACAAGAAATCGGGCCTAGTAGTTTGAATACTCCGCTTTGAATATTAGTATGAACTCTTACTGAATATCTCTTTCTTGTACCTAGCTGACAAGCATTAACATTGGTGCAATTACAATTTATTAACGGATATAATGTAGTTCCATCTCCAATTGTTATATAAGCATTTGACGTAATTGTAGTTGCTGCTGGAATTGCTTGTGCCACAACAATACAATATTTCTCACCATTAGCATAACTGCCTGCTGGAATATTGATAATTAATTGATTATTTGCAAAACTTACTGCTTGCGAAATTACAAGTTTATCGCATAGGCATTTTGAAGTAGGATAACTCATTGTTTATCCCCCCTTACATACAGCCGCAACCATAAGCATTTACAGTGTTAATTCCCGCGGAAGCATACGGTGAACAAGTAATGTATGCTGGCTTTGGAGTGGGTTGTAGCTGATTAACAATATTGCTAGTCTGTGATAGCTGAGAAAGTTGTAGCTGTGCAGACTGTAGCTCTGTTCTTAGATTATCAAGTTCATTCTAAGTTAGATAGTTAATAATTCTATCAGTATTCTTGTCTGCATTTGTAATTATGTCACAAGTAGACTGAGCAAGAGCATATTTTAGATTCTCTTGTCCACGACCTAGATCGCAGCAGCAAGAAGCCATCTAATTCTGAATTGCATTAAAACCAGTCTGGTTATTGAAGTTAGACTGCATAATACTCTCGCGAGTTTCACAGCAGCAATCCTTCATATTGTAGTTAGTCTGAGCAATTGCACTCTGAACGCCATTAAAGCCAGAGCATAGAGACTGCTGAATAGTATTGCCAGTCTGACTAATAGCATTCTGAGTTGTATTAAAGCCCTGTAGATTAGCAACAGCATTAGCATTAGCAGTCTGAGCAACAGTATTACCAAGATTAGAAATACCAAGACTTGTAGAATAGAAACCATCACAAAGACCATTCTGTACACCACGAATACCATTGTCTAACTGATTAAAATTAAAGGCATCAGTTACGCCCTGTTGTGTAGCTGGAGTGCAACAGTAGTTATATCCATTGCCTCCAAATAGACCATTACCACCTGTAGGAATGAACACTGTATTTACACCTCCGTCGTTGTTACCGTTTCCGTTACCATATCCTCCTCTATTGCCGCCCCAACCGGCAAAAGCAAAGAAGAGAATTAAGATGACAATCCACCAAGCACCGTTACTACCAAAAGTACCATCAGTAGCACCGTTGCTAGTATTTTTGTTCTGTAGCGCTAAAGCGTCAGCAACACTTAGTCCATTTTCTCCCATTTTGATTCCTCCTAAATATTGTTTAATATATTTTATCGAGAATCATTATTTCAACATAGCCATAAAATTATTATATTCAGTCGTAAAGTCTTTGCCTTGCTTTTGAAATATTGATTCTGCGAGTTTAGTTAAATTTTCATTATCTCCATTTTTTGCATAGCCTATTAATTCATTAATAGTTGGATCATTAATATTGTTATTTTTTATCATTGACATAACTAGTTCTTCTGGATTCCTTCCTTTTAGTAAACTAATCATTTCCATTGGATTCATCATAATTTCCATTCACCTTCTTTTTGAATTTTTCCCAATACACCTTCTATATTAGTCACTTGATTCTCTAATTTATTGAAACGATTGTCATAGTTTTCAAAATGTTTTAATATCTATTCATCTTGATTAGCTACTTGTTTTTGTTGCGGCTCTTGCTTTTTTATGGGTTCTGAATTACTTCCATCATAGGGAAGTATTCTATAGGCCCAAAACATTGGGTTACCATTCTACATTGTTTTTATATACATAAACCCTTCATTTAAACATAAAGCTACTGAAATTCCTGCTCCTGTAGGAACGTTAGCAACTTCAAGAGTTGAATTTATATTGTAAACATTTCCTTGTGGCTGAGGAAATAAAGGCTGCACATTTTGTGTTTGAAAAGGCATTACCGTCATCTATTGATTCTATTGATAAGGAGGCATTGTTTGATTATTTTGTGGACTTGGATTTTGTCCAAAATTATATGCCATGATTAAATCACCTCACGAATTATTTTTCTAACATATAAATAGTGGTTTCTTAGTAAAAATTGTCGTATAAAAAGAAAACAGCCCGAAAATTTTCTACTTTTTAAACAAAAGTTTATTTCGGACTGTTATTAATTTTTATTAATTTTTAATAAAAGGTTCTAGTAACTCTAACTAATCTAAAGTTAAATTTAATTCTTCTAGTTCGTCTAAAGAAAGATATATATCTGGAACTTGTACTTCGCACTAATTTATTTGTTTTATTACTTCTTGACATTCATTAATCTTACCTTCTTTAATTTTAAAACCGCCTTGATTGTTTATTTTAATATTTCCATTTTCATCTTTTTCAAAAAAATCTTGACAATTTAAACTAATCTGTTCTTGATATATAATTCTTTCTTCTTCTATTGCTTTTTTAATTTTTATAAACTTATATTGTGTCCTTACGTTAAATTTTTTTGAATTTAAAACTTCAAAAATAGATGTTAATGCCAAAGCATTTTCTCTTTTTAAAAGCAATATTACCAACCTCCATTTAAGAATTTTTTAGCACTATCTCTTCTTTTATTCATTCCTTGATAAGTATAGACTTTAGAACCGCCATACATTTTTTTACAAGCCTCTATTGCACCAGAAGTTTCTAGTGGCTGCCCCGGATAAGACGAATTACCTACTCCTCTCTCTACTACTACCTAGAATAATTCACACTAATAAATTGCTTCTCCTTTTCCACTGTCTAAACCTTTTTTCTAAGCATATTCTAAATATAAACTTTTCCATTTGGGAATACTAACACAATTAAGTTCTCCTTCTCCAAAAAGATAATCAATTGTAGCAATAGCTAATTGTTCATCTGTCTAGTATGCAGTATTGTTAAATATTTTAGTAATAAAGACCTAATCATTTGTTTGGTATAAGCCACAATAACCCAATGAATTTTTTGCTCTTGGATTTAACCCTGATTCTGTATATAAGTTTCCCATAATTCCTGCAACAATTGACGTATAATCTGTAATGTTTGGCAATACTTTTTTTAGATTAATCGTAATTTGATTAGCAATAGTGTCACCAATTGATTCTAAACCATTTGGATATTTCAAGTCAAAGGTAATAGCACTTGGCTCTAAATAAATAGCTGGCGTAGCTATAACTTCCCAACAGCGGCCCACTGGATAACTTGTACCTAATTGATTGCGCCAAACTTTAATAGCGGCTCTCTATTCATCAGACCATGTAGACTCGTTACCTTTCGCTCTTAATAATGTATCTTTGCCATATGTGCCATTGTCCATATAACAAAAGTCAAGGTGTAGATGAGCACCAGTACCCTAAGAACCATCGACGTATCCAATTATATCCCCTTGTTTAACATGATCTCCAACTGAAAAAGGAAAATTATTTATATGATAGTATCTAATTACCAAACCTTTATGATTGCCCTTCCAATAATCTCCTTCAACTAATATGTCACAACTAGTATAATTTGGATTTGTAATATCATGACCAGCTTTTTTAACAGTTCCATTTGTCATTGCACGAACCGGAGTACCATCTGGAACTCCAAGATCAAGCTTTCCTACTCCATGACCTGAATAAGTTTTTGCTCCATGTATCTTTTCTCCAGTATTGGTATTATATACGTCAGCATCTAAAGGAAATAAATATTTTAATCCCAATTTTATCACCTCTATTATATTCTATCTACATCATCTTCATCAATATAGTAGCCAGAAGTTCCTACATCTCCAGTTGTGGTAGTACTTGAACCAGTAGATGTTCCAATCTGATTACTCCACGCAATAATATTATCTATAACGGACTTTAACGATGTTTTTGTACAAATCAACTCTCCAGATTCACCTTTCGCGGCATAATAAAATTCAGACCAATCGCACCATATTTGACCGTTATTTGACATTAAAATTTTTGGGTTAGTAATTCTAACTTCATCTGGCATATATTGCATTCCAGAAATATTTAATTCTCTACCATAATAATCAGATACTTCTCCACCTATATATAATACACCATTTTTTAATACACTAAGAATGTTATGACATTTATATGATGAATCTTCTTCACCAGCTGCGGCAATCATAAATGTTCTTTCAGCACCAGATAATATAGATGTCTGGCGTTCTGCCCATTCTTCATCTGAAAGTTCTGAGGTGTATTTCTAAGATAGGGTAGACGTTTTATCATTATAGTCTTTATTATTCTAATCAAGAGCTTTTTTATTATTAAGGAAAACTCCTATTTCAGAAGCAGAAAAATCAGTATTTATTGAACCTATAGAAACATCATCTACTACATTTCTATTACACCAATAACTTAATTCATTGCCATTTTGATATACATATAAAAGTTTTGTAACAGACTGTCCTTGTAAATCAATATAGTCTATATTCACGTATTGAATATTACTATTTGAACTAATGGTAACAGATTCACTCTCACTTTCGTATGCTAAAGTATAATTTTGAACAGGAATTAAAGATTTACCATAGCTGTTTTCTTTTATTGAATAAGTTCCAATAAAATTATTGGTTGAATAATTATTATTCAAAACAGCACTATTTGAAAAATTAGAACTTAATGTATTAATAACATTATCGCCATTTAATAAACTTTCTATAAAATCTTTCATATTAACTGTCAAATCTCCTAGATTAACAGAATCAGAAACATTTAAAAGATTAAAATTAAATTCAATAATATTTAAAGTGCAAGTTTGATTTTGAAAATTAATAGTTGGTGTAATATAATAAATAGTATTATCATTTAAGTTACTAGTATAAGTATAATATTTACTACCATTCTCTGTAATTTCTTGCATTGTCATTTTAAAAGTTCTATTTCCGGCGATATCTACTGCCACAGGCTATTCATTGGTAATTTCATTTTTTATAGAAACTATCATGTTTGTGTACTGATTCCAGTCATATTCATACACACTTGTGGTCTTAAAAGCCATTCTATGTGAAAGAGTAATTAAAGAATTGTGAACTTGGGAAGTTCTCCCCAGTGCTCCGTCATCAAGAATTTTGTTTGTAACAAACATTTCACCTGTAAGTGATAATCTTGCTGTATAATCAGATTTACTATCCTAACTATAATTAGAACGAGTTTCTGTTTTAAAAATAGGCTTTCCGCTATCATTATACAAATAGAAACCAACATTCTAATTAGTTAAAGATAATTCTTCTTTATAATTGCCTGTCATGTTTGTATCTTCGCCGCTTTTAAACTCATATCCCGCACGAAGTCTTATATTATTGTTTTCAATTAAACTTAGACCATATCTATTAAATCTAGCAAAGTCAACCAACCCATCAGTGCTTGTAGCCGGACTTCTATAAGCATTAATTCCGTCTTTATCCCAAAGGAAATATATATAATCCCCATCTACTATCTAAACTTTTGACGCATCTAAATTGCCAAACTTAGCATAATCGAGATTAATGCCATTTGGGCCCACACCATAATCCCAAGTTTCGCCGCCATCCTTAGAAAAATAAACTCCTTCTCCTGTTATTTTATACTGACTTGCGGCATTATTTATGTCATTACCTTCTGTTCCAGATTCATCTAATTTTATATTATCTTTAGGAGTATCAAGTAAAGTTAAATCTCCAATATCTAAAGTGTTCTATAAAGTATCTGTTTCTATATATTGTTTAGCTGAAAAATTAGATGCTCTTTTATAGATATTTTCATTAAAAGTTAATGACTAAACAGAAGCGCTAATAGTTTGAAATAAGTCATCAAATTTTGATGTATAATTTTGAACATTAATTGTATTATTAGTTGGAATATCTAGGTCATATTCGATTCCAGAAACAATAACTTTTTCTCTATTAGGTAATCCAGTTTTTTTATTAATTCCAAAGAAATCAATATCTTCAATAAAAGTTGTATCAGCTAGATCAAAACTATAATCATCAGAATACTCAGGTAAAGCTTCTAGGTCTACTACAGAAATAGAATATGATATTTGTGGTTCGCAGGAATCATCTAATACTTGAACGCCGGCCCAATAATATTCATTATCATCTAAGTAATTACTATCTGTAAATGTACCTTCTTTAATATAAGGCTCATATTTTTTATAGAATTGTTCACTTAAATCATTTATTTTATTAAGAACTTTTGCTCTTTCTCTTTTCCAATATAAAACTTCATTATATAATTTTCTATATTTTCCTAGACTACCGTTAATTTCATAAATTTTTGTATCAACTATTTCCTTTTTAAAATCATTCCAGTGAGTAAAAGGTGGTTTGTAATCTTCATCATTAAAACCTTCCATCATTAGTCGCATGAATAATTCGCCTTTGCAATATTTAGTTCTATACTTGTTATACATTTCTTTTAAGCCCGGAATCTTTTCGTTCTATAAGGAATAATCTTTAGTATAGTCTAAATTGTAAAAGGTATAAATTGTTTTTTCTGGATCGTCTAATGCTGGATTACCTACTGAAATGCAGAAATAATTTCCAGTAAAGAATAGTTGCTCTATTAAGCCCCATAGAATAGTTGATTGTTCTCTATATTTAGTTACGTAATTTTTATAAGTGTCTGATGTAGTATATTTTACTTTTGTTGTTATTTTCGTGCTAGAATTAGATGTTGTTTTTGTATAAGTTGATTTATACTAATACATTGTCTAACCTATTTTCTTCCGTTCTTCAAGTGCTGTCGTTATCCCTTCAATAGAAACAGTATTTTGTGCTTCTAATTCAGTTAATGTCTCTCCTGTCATTGTAATAATTAAATTAGAATATTTATCATATAGTTTATTATATTCTCCAATTCTAGGTAAGAAAGCAAAATCTCCTGTTTTTAGACCATAAATATCTCTTTGTAACTAGGTTTTATCCAAAGTACCTATTTTTGCATAATAAGAGAAATCTAATATATATGAATTTTTTCCAATGTTGTCAATGGCTGTTTGAATTGAGCAGACACCAGCACTTGAAGATTCACAGTCCACATTTTCGACATATAATTTAGTTGTAATAGAAGATGAATCTAATGTTCTATTAATAGAAGACAAATTCTTTTCATATCTAAAACCTAGTTTATTTGTTTTTCCTTTTTCAGTCATAAAGAAAACATGTTTTTTCATGTATCCGTTTTCATCTAAAATAATTTTTCCATTATCATCATGTTCTATATAGAAGCAAGGATAGATTTTAAAAATTTCGCTTAATTCTTGAATTAAATTAAATCTATTCGATTTTTCTTGTTGTAGAGTTCTGATTTTTCTTGGATGCTTTTCAGTTTGGAATCTATATGGACAGTAACCATTCTTTTGATAAGCACATTCAACTGCCGGTGAACCATCATTCAATGTTCTAGCTTTACAGTCACACCAATTATTTTCATAAGTTGCTAATTCTGGACAATAATATTTACATTGTAATAAATCAATAGTTGATGTGAGTACTTCCAAATCATCTTCTGTATAAAGAGTTGCATCATAACCGCCCTGCTCTTTATTAATATAGTCTTTTATTTTAAAAGAATCTTTGTACTACCATCTTCCAGATTTTTTCTTTATTTCGTCTGTAGAATCATTTGTCCAAATAGGTGCTTTAATAGCTTCAACAAAATATTTCTATTCGCTATAGGTTTCTCCAAGTGTTACATCACTTTCTTGTAACAAATCGCTAGAATGAATTAAATTACAATAAATTTCATTTCCAAAATTATAATCTCCATCTACATTAAGCTTCGCAGCGCTTCCTTTATCTCCACAAAAAATATCTATATTGCGGCCAGTATATTTATAAGTAAAATAATTATCTTTATATGACATAATTCTTGAAGTTTCTGAATCATCCTATGGGTCTCTTTCTTTTGCTCTAACTGTAGTATAATTTTCTTGAATAAAGTCATGTCCTCTTGTATAAGCTTCAAATAATTCTAAATTATAAAGATTCAATGCTTTTTGTTCTTGTTTAGCAGTTAAATCAATACTATATTTTTCATTTAAAATGTTTTTTAAGATAGCGGCATTGTCATCAATAAAATTATTAAAGTTTATTTTATTTGTTTCTTCATAAACGCCGCTTTCACTATTATAAGTATAATAAACAAAATCATAATTTTTTCTTTTATTCTTATCAAGTGAAAAATATTTTGATAGAGTTATTCTTTTTTTATTTTTATCATAAATTCTTACAAGAGATAATAATATCTATCTTTGGTCATCAAAACCGCCGCTAACAAAACTTTCAGAAACGCTTATTGCTTTATCTAACTGCTCTGCTAATCTATCTAAATCTATTTCAAAAGTTTTCGTTCTTATCATTGGTTTAATAACTTCTAAATTTTTAGCGCCACCATAGCTATCTTTATTCTTCATATTTAGTGTTAAATAATTTTTAACTTTATGACTGTCCTTACTTTCATTTTTAGGTGGAATTAAATTAACTTTCCAATTACTAAAATCCTAAATATAGTTCTTACTTATAGATACAGCCGAGGCACTCCAATCTACTTCTAATGGTGAAATAGGAACTTGATAATCAGACATTGTTCCACCAGTCAAATTACCACTGCTATCTCCACCAATACCACTACTACCCGATTTATAAACTTTATAGTGTTGAGCATCATCTGAATTTATGCCGCCATCGCTGGTTAATACATAAATACTATAATATCCAACTAAGGAAGTGGTATCAGATGTTATTGATGATAAAGCTACTCTTGCATAATTCTTAACATTGTTATTTACACCTATAAAAGAATTGGAAGCTTCATATACTGAAACAGTTTTTCCATCTTCATTTCTTTTATAATAACCTGCATTTAAAAAGAATCCTTCTGGTTCACTATAATCTTTTTTACCTATCTCACTTACATAAAGTTGCTTACTAATAGATATGTTAGAATCTATTTGTTGACTTTTACTATTTTCAAGTGTTTTTAATTTATTTAATCTTTTTAGCTGTCCTAAATCATGACAATATGCAATTCCAACCCTAGATGAATATTGAGATTCTCTAGTTGGGACTCTATAAATACACCAAAAAGTATAACTAGAATTTGTTGTTATAAATGAATTAAAACTATCCTAATCAAAGAATTTTCTCGCGGCCTAGCATATTATCTGAGGAGCAGAAGCTTGGAAACGATTATTAGACCATCCAGCAGGTAGACTAATTTCTAAAGTATGGAAATAAGTTGCTTCTCTTTTTAGAAGCAGTAAATCTTTTCTTTCATAAATACCGTGTATTGTTTTTGTCGCTCCTTTGGTTGCAAAAACAATACACTAGTTTTGTTCAAGAACTGATTTTTCATTATTATAACCAATTCTTACAGTCTCATTTCCTACCGCGCCATAATATCCTATTCCAACGTAGCCTGCCGGAATAGCACCGCTAGTATATAATCCTTGAATACCAGATTGATAATTCCTTATATCATCATTGTATAAATCTATATAACCTAAAGACATTATTCCACCTCCTTTTATCTCTTATCTAAGTAAACTATGCCGCAAAAAACATTATTTTGAAAATATAGATAAGGAATAGTTTTATCTTCGTTGCTATTTTTTAAAAATACTCCACAACAAGCAGGATCATTTGCGTCTGTAGTATCCGTCCAATTATTATATTTACTTGTTAGATAAGAATCCTTCCAAACTAAATTATCACCACAGTTGATATCAAAATCTCCTGTTTTTTTGTCATATCCAATTAAATTTAAAAATTCTTCGTCGCAAGTAGAGGTTGTAACAGGAATTAGTTTTATTGGAATATCATCATAATAATAAGGATTTTTATTAGTCTCTAAGGTATCACAAACATTAAAAACAACTCCGTTATTTACAGATTCTTCATATTTTTCTACTTGAATACTGTTAAAAATAATTTCTAATGGGCCGGATTCAGTTTTTATTGCTATATAAGGATTCTCAATTGTTCTGTTTGCTTTAAACAATAGAAAAGCATCATCTTCTATAGAATAGTCTCCACTTTTTGTATTATTCCAAGACCATTTCTTATTGTTATCTGCCGCTCTGCTTAAATTATGATACCATTTTTCCTTTAATGCCGCAGCATTAAACTATTTATCTTTTCTAGGAACAAAACATAAAGACGGTTGAGAATTAAACAGTCTTGAGAAACTTATATAATTTTTATTCTCATCATCGATGCCCTAAATTGAGTAGTTGCCATTTAAATCAATCGCACCAGCGCCAATTACTATTTTATCTAAGTCATCATTAATTTTTTGATTAAGCTCTTTATCATAAACAATATATTCATCTATCCAAGACAATATAATTGAATTAGTAAGTTGTTCTGTAGTATCTGCCTAATAACTAGAAACAAAGTTATCTGAAAGTTGATAAGAATTTAAATGCCAATAAAGATAAAATTTTAAGAATTTTACATCGCTATATGTATAGGAGTATTCTCCATTGTCATTTTTTGTTGGCTTAATAGCCATAGACGAAATTTTCTAATAGTTTTTTATTTTATTATTTTTATCATAAATAGATATTAATCCTGCTAGTTTCCCGTTATTCCATTTCTCAAAATTAACTTGCTCTTCATTATTAACAACTAGATTATTTTTAGTCCATATCATTACATTTTCGCCGCCAAATAGAATGCCATTTATTAAAGAATCTATTGCCTTAATTTTTTCGCCGCGAACAGTGTCTCCACTTGAAGGATAGCGCTTAATTATTTCATAAAATAGAGTTATCTCATTTTGACCGCTTGCACTTAAATTAATTCCAATAGTCTTTAATTTTTCAGAACATTTCTGAGCGTTTTCTTCTGAAAAGCAATCAAAAAGTTTTTTATAATCATACATCATCTACTTATATTCTTTCGCTGCAGTACTCACTTCTTGTTCAGTGGCTAAATTGTCTATTTTATCTAAATTTCTATAAGATATAGTTGCTCCTGTAATCTTAATATCTCCAGTTTTAATTCTAATTGCATAAATTTTATCTTTTTCTATCTTTTTTTCTTGGCTAATAATACCAAAATTTAAAGCATAATCTGTAGAAGTAGTTCCTTCTTTAGAGAAATCTATAGTTTTATTTATACAAGGACTTAGTAATTCTAAGTAATAATCACTTATAGATTCATCGTCTATATTTCCATCTAAATCATAATCGTCTATTGAAACTTCTTTCGTTTCTGTTAGAGAAGTAGTTTTCTAAATAGTTGATTTTACAGAAACAGTTAATAAAGTTGATGCTGAACCAGTACCAGTATCTTTATCATTGTTTTTATTCTAAACTTTAGCTTCCCAGCCATTTGTACTTGTAATTTTAGTACCATTTTCGACTAGATTTCTTGATAAGGTAGGTAAAATCTGACGAGTATCAGTTTTTGAACATACTCGATAATCTTCTCCATTTTTAATTTTCTTTGTGAGTTCTACTTCTGAATACAAATCTTCATCTGTGCAATATTCGTTAGCTTTGTTATTGTAAACTGTTACAAATATATCTGCATTTTTATTATATTCTGTTCTATCTGTTACAGAAATTTTTCTAGCCTAAGTAATTTCTAAATCTTTTATAGCGTCTAAATAACCATCATAATAAACTGGATACCAATTAAAATTATCAATTGTTGAAGAGGAAGGTGTTGCGCCGTAAGTATAAGCAATTTTATTATCACTATCTTCTTTTATGTTATATTTTCCAGATTTTTTTAATGCAGATGATAAAGGTTGCTTCCAATATAAATATCCTTTTTTAGAATAATCTTTTTTAGATAAATTTTCTTTTAATAAATTATTCCATTCTTCAATAGGAATTATATAATGGTATTCATTATTTGCAAGAACTCCACCTTCGTCAATATTATATTTATCGCCTTCTTTTAAAAAGATAAATTGAATAAAACCGCTAGGATTTTCAGATATAGGTTGTAAAGCATATCCCCTATCTACGCCGCCATAATATCCATATAGCGCCGGCTCTTCAACTGCTTTATATGAATCTTCATAAACAGTTCCTAAAATCATAGATAAATCTGTTATAGGAACATAAATATAATTGCCCTCTAAACTGACCATTTTTTTTGAATCTAATAGCTTCTTACCATTGTCTTTATAGTAATTGTCCCAAAATAGTTGGCGTTCTCTTGCTAAATCGTCTCCTAACTCAATTATTCTTTTTTCATTAGTATAGATATTTTCAATAGTTAGAAGTTTTTCAACAAAATCCTTCTTATTTGAAATTTTATTCCATTCTAAACCATCTTTATCCAATATCTTTTTTAAATAATCCTTTGGCTATCCGTTGTCATCTAATAAAAGAGTGTAATCTACTTCTAAATCAATAGGATAGCCAGTGATTTTTCCACCAAACTATTCAAGTGGAATCCTATAAAATCGTTGCTCTTTAAATTCTGTAAAATCACCAATATTATGCTCTGGAGTATAATCCCAGACACTATCATCTAGAATTTCTTCCATAAAATCTCCAACTTCTGCGACGCTATTGTTTAATTCATCAGCAAATTCTATCTCATAACCGGTTCTAGAAAGTTCATTAATAAAGCTATCTTCACACTCATAGTTATACATAATAGCTTTATATTTCTTTTCTTCCGTAATCTTTTTAATATAAAATTCATACTATTCTTTACGATATTTTAATTTTAACTTAGTTTCATTTAGAAGATAGTCAACAAATTCATTGTGAACAAATTCTCCTTTTTCATTATCATAAAATTTAGAAAGCATTCGAAATGTTAATGTATTTGTACCTTTAATTTCTCTTTTTAACTTTATTCCAGTCGCGCGGCCTTCGTAGGTCATATCATTTGTGCCAATAATCATACCTTTTTTCTCAATCTGTCTCCCAGAAGAATCAAGTTCTTCTGTCCACACACTTAATTCATATTCTTTTTTAAGAATACTCATTTCCTTTTATCACCTCTCTTAATAGAATAATGGTGTATATTTAATCTGGGCTTTATTAAGTATATCGGCATAGCCCCAATACAATGGTGGAAAATGCTCCCATAGATAGTTACAAGCATACCACCACCATTCCTCAATTTTACCAGTACAGCCCATTTTATTCCATGTCTCAACTTTCGCCGCGGCTCTCCAAAAAGCATGAATAGTTTTTAGTAAACCATACTCAAGATTTTGTTCTCTTGTCTTATAAAGTTCGAAAGCAAAATTATCGTTACCTTCTGCGGCGGCAATTTGAGAATCGAAAACATGGCGAAAATTAAGTAGTTCAACATAATCTGTCATTGTATCTGATTCACCTAATTTACCGATTTGAATTAAATAACTTTTTGCCGCCATTTCGTAAACTTTATTGAAAACGCTTTGAATATTTTTTTGTTTACCTTTTTCGCCGCCATATCCCCAATCAAAAGGACGAGCATCTAACCAACGTTTTCCTCCCCAATTATTTTCATCACAAACAGGAGTTACCTCAATCATAGACCAACCGGGCGGTATCTTAAACCAATGTCCTTGTTTAATATTTTCATTATAAATATTCTTTGTTGGTTTATAATTATAAAAATTAGATAATGTTTCCTTTTTAGAGATATTAAACTCTGGATTATTTACATTATACAACATTCTTTTGCCTGTGTCAAGATATAGACTTGGTTTTGTTATATTATCAGTCGAAATTTCAAAGTAATCTTCTGTTAGATATTGTGGCATTATATTTAAATTAAAGTCAAATTGACCATAATACAAGTCTTTATTTTTACGAATATATTCTGGTGGATTATGAATATAATCATAAATAAAATCATCAAGAGTATAGTCGGTATTATCTTTAAAAACTTTTAATTTCCCATACTAATTAAGAATAGCTTCCTTTAGTGTTTTCCAATATAATTCATTTTTTTCTTCATCAGTTATACATAAACTATAAAGTTCATCATATCTATCAGCTAATTTTATTCCATCTTCAAAATCAAGCATTGGCGCACCATTATCATCTGTTAAAAGAGAAGACTGCCAATAAAATAATTTAATAAAATGTCCTAATTTTTCTTTAGGAATAGGCTCTACGATATAAGCATGTTTGGGGTGATGATTTCCAATAGGAATATATTTATAAGTATATGAACCATCATTTTCATTTAATTCTAATTTTAATTTTTTAAAGTATCTTTTACCATACTTAAAATCTTTATTTTCTTTAGTCTCACAAGTTTTTAGACCAGTCCAATCTACTGCTTCTGGTATTGTTAGTCTTTGAACATTAAAACGTCTAACTTGGAAGTGATTACCACGAGACATCCAAAATGCTCTTTCATTATTGTCCAATTTAATTTCAAAATCAACAGGTAAATCACCGGGATTGTAAACTAAAAGTCTACTGCCAATTAAGGCATTTGATTGGTTAAAACCAGTATCCATATTATAATAATCAAGTTTACTGTATTGCGGCATATAAATTAACTCTTGATCGTAGTCTAGAGTTGGAGTAGTTAAAAGTTTTGCTGTATTTTGCCATAAAGGAATATTATCCCAATATCTTCTAACATCTATAATACTTTTTTCGCCATCTGGAGTATTAAAATATAGTTCTCCTGCTTGAACTTGCTGAATTGTTGGATAACCACCTTTCCAAGGCGTTCCCATATTATTTTCAACATTATAATAATCTTTAGTATATTTATTATAAATAATTTGTTTTTTCTTCTCATATGGATTTTCAAAAATGGCTGATTCCTTTATCACTTTTTCTGGTGGAGTTTTTAAATAATAGTCCGCCGCTCTAACAATATACTTATTAAAGCAATAAGCATAAGGAAAATAACAAATAAAATTAAGTGTTCCTTCTCCTTTATAAACCCTTTCTCCTGTATCTCTATCTTTAAAACAAATATAATTAAATTCTGGTTTAGATTTTAATTTTGCTTTGTATGTTTTATATGGCAATTCATCAAATACTAAATCTTGCGGTTTATCAGTAGAAAAGATTTGACTAATTTTTCTAAAATCTCTTTCACTAATTGAATCAAAAGCTACATTACAATCTATTTCTCGGTCTTTATAAAGTTGACCAAAATAATATGTTCCATCACTACCGGGAATTTCTTCTGTATAATCTGTAGGTTCTGGTAAAAGATTTTTAGTATATCTATTACTAGAACTTACAACAACTAAATGAAGGTCTTTGGTATAATAATTTCCAAATCTAAAATCAGTATAATCCATTTTATCACACTCCTTTATATAAAGTAAAAAGGAAGAGGTTTTAAACTCTTCCTTTTCGTTTTAACTCAAAGTCTTAAAACTCCTATAAAATAGGTACTTAATGACTTAAAAAGTTATAATGTTTTATTTTCTTAGGATAACTGAATTACCAGTTTTATTATATGCGTCAAGAATATTCTATTTAACTCTTTCTGTTGCTTGATCTACATCATAATCACTTGAAATTGAATCTACATTTACGGTTACTTCGATATTTGGAGAAACAATATTAGAAGAAGATTCGTAAGTTGATTTTGATGGAGTAGAGAAATTAGAAAGTAGAATATTCATTATATCCATCATTTGACGAATATTTTCAGTGTCTGTTGCAGATAGAAATGCTTCTGGTTTTGTTTTCGTTCCATCTACCCATGCCGGGCCGGTATAATCAACGATACCACCAGTAGCAAATTTAACCCATTGTTTGTGTTTAAAACTACCTCCTCCAGTATCAACAAATCTATATCTTTCAAAACCTTGCGTTCCCCAAATTTCTGCAGTTCGCTCATTTGAAGTTATATAATATTTCCCATCTTTATCTTTAAGTAAAAAATCAGATGTTTTTGAATGAGCTTTTTTTCCGCCATTTACTCCTTGCTATTGCATCTTTATTGCAGTATCTTCGTCTATTGCTTTTATTGTTCTATCATTAGCAAATTCTAAAATAGCTTCTTTACCAACTTTTTTCTCTGTTAATTTTTCTGATAACTAATTCGCCGTCGCATTACTCTTGCTACTTTTCTAATCTGCAATTTTTCTTGTTTCAGCCTAAGTCTAATTTGCCTTCGCCTAATCTTTTTGATAATAATTAACGTCATTACCAGTATTTGTAACTGTTTTAGCTTTATTAAGCAATTCATCTCCATAATTTATCAAATCTTCTGCACTGGTTCCTGCCTAATCAGATAGATATTTTAATGCCAATTTAGCTAAATCTAAATTTGCTGTAGCTGTAATAACAGCCTAATCAGCATCTTTAATATTATTTTTAGCATCTGCTACATTATCTTTCGCATCTATTACTGCATCTTTCGCGTCAATCACAGCCTCTTTTGCATCTTCATACGCTTGTTCAGCTTCTTTCTATGCTTCTGCTATTTCAGTCTAAACTTTTTCACTATCTCTTTCTATTGAACCAGTTGCGCCCTCAGAAGTAGTATTAATGATGTTTAAAATTTCATCAGCAGTAGTCTATGTGGCAGTTTGAATATTTTCAGACTATGTGGCCAAATAATTAACTATTTGATTTCCTTGTTCAGCCCATTCATTCATCTAAACAGCTTGTTTATCAACGGACATATCCTAGAAATCTACATCATTAGTAGCCATCCAGCCCACATAATCTTCTGCTGTTGTAAATGTTTTTAGAATTGCATTAGCTTCTTTGCTCCAATTAGTTTCTTCAATAACAGCTTCTTTTAATTCAATTTCGGTATCTCTTAGTTCTTGCTATGTTTCTTGTAAAGATTTCATATTATCAATTATATTATCTACTTCTTGATCTAATAAATTTTGTTGATCGTCTTTAATTTCTTCTTCTAATGATAATGCTTCTTTTCTGTTAGCTCCAGAGGTGTCTCTTTGCATTAAAGACAATTTTTTCTATTTCTAAGCTAAATCTTCATACTAATTTTCTGCATCTCTTAATTTTCTTTGTTTATCTATAGCATCTTGTAAAGCATCTAAATAGTCATCATCTGCTTCTTTTAACTAACTATATTTATTTTTTTGAGTATCTACTTCTTCTTCTGCTTGTTTTTTTAATACATCTGCAATATTATCTTCAAGAGAAACATAATTTTTATATAAATCTTTTAATTTATCCTAATATTCTTTTCTAATATCATAAGCTTCTTTTTCGCCATCTGCTACTGCATCAGTATATTCATTAACTTTCTAAATCATTTCTCCAATAAAATCTTTTTCAGCATCCGGGATTTTAGAATCTTCTAATAAAGAAATATCTGGCATTAATTTTCCATAATCATCAATACTAAAATATTGACTATATTTCTGCATTAAGAAGTTTTTACCCTCATCAGCTAAATTTTGATTTAATTGAGTTTTTGCTTCTGTTGTTGCCAATTGTTCATGAATTGCATTTGCATATCCATTCCAAGCTTTTGTAGCAGATGATATATCAGAAGTATCCTCTAGTAGGCTAGAGAATTTTTCAAGCTTTTTATTAATACTTGTAAGGCGCTACTCATAATTATATAAATCATCTAAATTAGAATCATAAAATTCTGTTCCATAATATGATTCTTGTAAAGCTTTATATGCATCGGCTTCTTCGTCAATGGCATCTGCTAAATCATCATGAGCCTTCTTTTCATCCCTTAACGCTTTCTAATAATCTCTCTCTGCTTTGGCTTTTTTACGTTTTGCATCTTCAAGTTCTTCTTCTTTATCTTCTACACTAGAATACTAATCTTTTAGTGCCTGTTGAATTTCCGCAGCGCTTTTTTCAATTTCTTTTGGAAGTGCAGCCACAACTTCTTCCATTGACTATTCATATTCTTCTACAGTTTTTTGACCAGACTCAGTAATACTCTGCATCAAGCCTTGATCTAATCCTAGACTTTGCATTTTAATTCCAAAATCATTAGCAAAGCTAGCATAGTCTGAATATCCACCTTTTTGATATTCTTTTAGTAATTCCTAGTACTAATTACGACTACTATTCTATAATACATTTAAATAACTTGCAGATTTAGTTATTTCATCTATATGTGCTTTTGCCGAGCCAGTTAATTCATCAACCAATCCACTAGCTATCTCTTCAACATCAAATTTAACATTTCCTGTTTTTTTATCAACAGTAAATTTTTCTGCTCCAGTTTTAAATAAATTTGTTAAATCTTCATAGGTACCTTCTCCAGAAGCCCATTTTACATATGATTCTAATATATCTTTATTTGATTCAATTGAAGAACTAATTCCTTCAGTAAATGAATCAAATGCTGTTTTTAGGGCCGCGGTATTGGTTAATACGTTTACTATAGCATTTGTTCCTTGTGCTATATAATCTGCATAAATCTTTGCTGCCTCTTCTGTGCTTAATCCAGCATCTTCTAATTGTTCTACAAACTATTTCCGGTTAGCAAATAAAGCAGAAAAACCTTCTGTCAAATCAATTTGACTTAAAACATTAGCAACATTATCCTGTACTTGCCCACTATATTTACTTAAAGTAGTCTTCCATATTTCCGCTACTTTTTGAACCTCGGCATCTGATAAATTCATAGATTCTAATTGAGAAACTACTGCTTGTTTTACGTTTAAGCTCCAATTTTCAAAAATAGAAGAATCTGGAAAAACTTTAATAAGTGCACTCTCAGCTTTTTTAGTAAGTTGAGTATAAGCATTATCCATCTTATTTTCCGAATCTTTTAATGCATCTGTAATTTCTTGTATTCCATCAACACCAGTTGCTTGTAAATCAGAAATTATTGAATTTAATTTACTCTAATACTATTCTTCTGTCATTGTTCCCATATCTGTCTATAATTGGTTATATTCCTAGATTATAGGGACAACTCTTTCATCAGTAATTTTATTACCTAATTTTTCAAATAATTGAGAATTACTTTCTGCAATTTGCGCCGCAGCTTCAAGATCTCTTAAAATATCTTCAAATGCGCTATTACTACCTAGTTTCCCAGCCTCAGACCATGCAGCCTCATCAATGCCATAATCTTCTAATGTCGCTTTTGTTTCATCTGATAATTCTGAATACTTTTTTCTTTTACCAAATTCACGACCTTCTGCGGACAAATCTCCCAATTCTATTCCTGTTAGTGCAGTTATAGAATCCATTATTTCATTTTTTGATTTTGAAGAATCTTTTTTTCTTTGTTCTTCTACTGTTATACTCTAATCTTCAAGATTTATAACCAAAGCATCAGCTAACTATTGACCAATTTCAAGAGTTTCATTTGACATTCCTTGAAGGTAAGTCGAAGCATTTTTTCTAAACGCTTTATCTATTTCATCTTTATTATAGAAATTACTAATATTTTTTACAGCAGAACTAAATTCCTCTACTCCAACGGTTCCATCTTTTAGCTTTTGAGCTAAATCATCAAAAGAATCCACAGTTGTATCTAAAGAACTATTTAATTCCGATAAAATTGTTTGTTCCTATTCTGCATTTAAATTTTGTGCCGCTGACATTATTTGAGTAACAACATCACTATAGCCCTATCCATACCCCTGTGTAATTTCATAAAAATTCGTTCCTCTTTCTTTATCGTCTGCTGATGTATAGTTAATATTATCCTATCCTGCTCCATGATACCAATCACTTAAATTTTTCATATTATTAAGAATTTGATTAGCTTTCTTCATCTAAAAAACATAATTTTCTGTCTATTGTTGTCCACTTGCAGCGATAGTTTTTAAATTTTCTTCTCTTTGTTGCTGATATTCCAAAGATAAATTATCAATAGCATTTGTATTTATTTCTAATGTTTGCGTTGCTTCGTCATAAGCGCTCACAACAGTTGAAAAATTAGAATTTAAATCTTCTATAGCAGAATTTAATTTTTCCTAATTTTCATCAGTTAGAAAGGCATTATTATGAAATCTATTATAAGTATTTATATCCTCTTGTAGTTTTTTCTAATCTTTTAAAGTTTTTTTATTGTCATCTACAGCTGTAGTCTATTTTTGTTCTAAAGCTTTATTCGCATCTTCGATATTAGATAATCGTTTTAATTCAGCCTCTTCTGTTTCTCTTATTTGCTATTTTCTTTTCTTTTCATAAGCATAAATAGTAATTCCAATTGCGGCGATAGCGAGTGTAACCCATCCAGCTGGTCCACTAATAGCACCAATTATAGTTGGTGCTATTGCTGACAATATCTCTGGAACAACAATAGATAAGATTGTAATTCCTGCATTTTTTAATACATCAACAAAATCTCCACCGGATAAAGCCGTAGTAAAAGCAGTAATTACTGCCGGCCCTATTGACTAAGATAAACCATTTACAAATGATGTTCCAGCAGGTGAACTTTTTAATGCAGTAAACTTCTCTTTTAATCCAGCACCGCCAAATACTCCTCCGCTGTTTCCACTTACAGGAACTCCTACATTAGTAGCTTCAGTTATTGCAGCCTACTCCTATTTATTTGCTGCCTATTCTTGTTTATTTGCAGCATTACTCTAATCATCAGATGCGTGATTCTATTCAGTCGCTGCTTTGTTCTATTCTGTCGCGGCCTATCTCTAAATTTCAGCAGCCTATTTCTATTGTTCTGTGACATCTTTTAAATTTTCTACAACATCATTCTAATCTTGCTATTTTTCTTCTTCATCTTTCGTAGATACTTCAATATCAGTATCTCCACTCTCATTGCTATCAATAATTGTCACGGCTTCTTTAGCTTTTTCAACTAATTTTTCTGCTCCTCTTTCAAGAGAAGATTCAATATCATCTCCTGCTTCTGCGGCAGATTCTTTTAGTTTTTCACCACCTTCAGTAGCGCCATTTTTTACAGACTATCCAGCCTATGCGCCACCATCAATATAAACTTTAGCGGCTTCTTCTACGTTCTTTTGTTCCTAACTTTTCTTATTAACTTCTTGACCCTTACCATACATTCTTTCTTTTAGTTTAGAAGTTGCTTTTCCAATTTTATTAAAAGAATCTTGATAAGTTTGAACCATCTTCTATAAAGAACTTTTACCTACTGTTAATCCTAAAGTTCCCAATATAGCAAAATCCTTTAAATTTAAATTTGTTAATTTATCTACTAATTTATTAATCCAATCTACAGCATTTTTTAAAAAATCACTTTTAAGAAAACTTTGACGTAATTCTTCCCAAGAACCCTTTAATTGTTTAACTTTATATTCTAATGTATCTGTATATTTTGCAAATTGTTCATCTGATTTACCTGCGGAATTCTATGCAGTTTCTACTAATTCCATAGTTCTATCATAGTTTTCCATTAACTTTGTTTTAAGAATAAATTGCTAATTCATTCCTCATTAAGACTTATAGTTACCTATAAGAAAAGGTCATATCTTATTAGTTAATTACTAACTAAAATTTCCGCTTCGGAATGCATATTCCTACAAACTTTCGTTTTGACCGTCGAACGTTGTCTTTTAAGACCTTCGCTGCTGATTGTCCATATAGGAGTTTCCAGCAATTCAAAAATTGTCGCCTTAAATTAAGCGATGAACCGTGACTGCTACTAGTCACCAATTATTTACGAATCCAATAATAACCTCTTGCTTGATTTTTATTTTTTAATGCTCTACTAATTAATGCAGGCTAACAATCCATATATTTCGCTGCAGCCTTTATGGAAGGAAATTCATTAACAAAGTTTTGCTTCTCATCTAACTATATAACTGCTATTGCATTTTTGTGTCCATTGCTCATTGCATTTATCATGTTTTCAGAATGAGAAATATCTCTTAAATTAGTATAATGATTATTAAATTTATCTCCATCAATATGGTCTATCTCATAATTAATAATAGGAGATACAAAAGCTTTATAAACTAATATATGTGCAGGAGTAGTAATAGATTTACCATCAAGATAATATGTATATCGTAAATATCCATCTTTTTTTGGTTTTAATTTTCTACTTGTATTAGAATTATATACATCTCCAAACTCTGAAACATAATACTGGCTATTTTCTATCTATCTCCATTCTTTATTTTTTAATTCATTTTCTGTTATATAACTTTGATTTTTAGTATTTCTTCTTCCCATAAAATAGCTTTCCTGAAGATTATCAGAAAAACTTACCCATTTTAAATTTTCTACTTTATTATTTAATTTATTCCCATCTATATGATGAACAACTGGATAATTTTCCTAATTTGGCAAAAAATATTCTGCAACCAGCCTATGACACAGAAAATTATAATATTTCCCATTAACTGTAAGCTAATAAACTCGATACCCAGTACTATTGATAGATCCTTTCAAAAATTTATTAGTTTTTTTATTAAAAAGTCTTCCATCATCACTAATTAAATAATTTGTATTTTCTCCTTCAATTGTTATTATTTTATTCATAAATACCTCCTTTTATTTTTCAATAAAAGATCGACTATATCTTTTACTATAAGCATTCTCTTTTAGTCTGTGAACCTTTACCTCCACGGCACTTGGCTGCTGATTGCCTATTCTATAATATTATTATTATTATATCATAAATCTTTAATCTTTTCAAGCATTCACAATTAAAATTTCTTTTTTTGTTGTAGCGATTAAAGCTTTAAGGTTTCCCAGCAATTGAAAGAATTGTGTGGTTTAGCTGCACACTCCGCTAGCATTATACAAACGGGAACCAGCCGCTATAGTCGCGATATAGCGCTATGAATTACGATCTAAAGTATTCCATTTAGAACTTAATTCCAAAAATACGTCATCCAAATCTCTAAACTGTCCACTAACATCTTTAATTGAAATACCAACAGATTTTAGAGCAGTATCTACTTTGTTGTAATCTAAATCATCAAATTCTGAATCAACTGTTCCGGCCACGTTTTCTTTTAGTTCGGTAAAGCGAGCTATGTTTTAATACCGTCTCTTTCGAGATACTTTAACACCAAATTTAATTGGTCGGAATAGACTATATCTTCATTATTATTAATAATGTCTCCCATTTTAAACCTAAAGGTTTTACTCCGTTACATTCATCACGGATAGTCGTTGAACTTCTTGCTTAGAGATTTTCTTCCAAATAAAATTTTTAATAGTTTTACATTTTCCATTAACAGCATTACTAATTGATCCAGTTGATACTCCAATGTCTTTTGCCGCAGCACTTTGACTTGAAAAAATAGCAATTAAATTATTATTTAAATCATATTGACCAATAACATAATCATATAATTCTACTATTTTATCAGAACGATATTGACAATTTTCTTGTGCATTTACTAAACGTAAATTATCTAATGAATTATTAGATTTATCACTGTCAATATGGTCAATTTGTTCTTCTCTTGTTAAAATAATTTTATTAAAAGATTCATATACTCCACGATGAGTAAGTATTTTTTTTGTTTTACCATCTAATTTTGGAGAATAATAACAATATCCATTTTTATCTTGATGTTCTTTTAAAATTCTATTTGTAAGAGTATTTAATAATCTGCCATAGTTGGAAAATTTTAAATGGGTTTCTCTGTATGTTTCCCAAATTTCTCCTTCTAAGTCTTCTATATAATATTCATATTTTGGTCGTTTATTTTTTTTATAACTATTATCTTTTATTTCTTTAGCATTCTGAGAGGAACTAACCCATTGTAAATTTTCTATATTATTATTTAATTTATTACCATCAATATGATGAACTATAGGGTAATTATTTTTATTCTCTAAAAACATTAAAGCTACTAAACGATGTCCTCCAATATTTTTTTGAATCTTACCTTTTCTAAGATAATAATTTCTATAACCATTTATTATTGAACCTTTTAAAAAATTATTAGTTATCATATTCTGACATCTACCATCAGAATAAATATAGTAATCAAATGTAATACCATCTAAAATTATTTGTTTTTTCATTTATAAACCTCCTTAGCAATTTAGCTGCTGATTGTCCAATCCTATATATATTTTACTATATATTATAAAATTTTACAATATATCAACCTTTTCAAGTTGTTTTAGTTTAATAGGCTCTAAGGAGTTCCCAGCAATTAGAGAGATTTATAGACAACCATAATATTCAATTGTCTTCATTGCCGTACCAATATTTTCCACATATGTTCGGATAGGTCGTTAATCTATCCCGCCACTAAGGCTGCTGCAAGTTTCCCTGCAAGGTCAGACTATATCTTCTTCTCTAAGAGAAGTGCATTACTTCGACTCCACTTGGTAGTCTAACGGAGCTAATCCCGATAGTCGTTGAACCTGTTTCCATCATAAAATGGGACTCGGCTGCGAATTGCCCAATCCATTGCTTTTTTACTGTACCGAGGTAATTATTCTCGCCGCCGCATTATTACTAATACGGTTTAGTAGCAAAGGCTCTAAGGGGTTCCTCGTCAATTCAATGCATTTCACATAATAATTACTTATTATGCGCCCTCAAAATTGTTAATGAATATTTTTTATTCATAACTGTTTTTTGTTTTCTATTAATTGCTTGTCTCAAAAGTCTTGGATTAATATCTGTATATATTTTTGTTAAAATATTAATTTCATCATAATTAAAATATAAGCTAATTATATCATTAGAAATAATATATTCAGTATCTCTTAATTTTTCAAATTTATCATCTTTTTCAGTATTTATTATTGGATTTAAAATTAACTATTCTTTTATAGGCTGTTTACCATCTTGTTCTGTCAAAAAGAAGTGATTAGCGCGAATTTTTTCCCATTGAACGTTGACTTCTTTTCCATCTTCTATATAAAAGCCATTAAAAGAAAAAATTTGATTTTTATTCGAAGCTTTTTTATATAAATTATTTAATTCTGTTTTTACATCCTCAATTTTTATATATTTAGTTTTATAATTTGTTTTATTTTTATAATTTAAAATCCAATTAAAAGCATCATTTGAAATCGGATAATCTTCATACCAAAATATACAATTTTTATGAGTTAATCGTTGTCCAGAAATAACATTAAAAATGCAGCCTCTTGAAAAACCATGATCTTTACAAAATTGCGTTACATTATTAAATATTTTAGTAATATTATTCTTTAAATCATAACAAATAATATTCTTTAAATTAACTCCTTTTAAATTATTTTTATTATAATAATCTGATTGTTCGCTATTAGAAGTTGCTAAATTCATATTATAAAAATATTGATTAGGAATTTTATAATATTCTAAATAATATTTTTCTAGCCAAGATAGTTCTTCTCCATTTTTAGCAGAAGCAAGATAATGTAATGAAAAATTATCTCTACCAAATTCTTTAAAAGCCTTTTGTAATTCAATTCCACTACCTTTATAAGTAGGCCAATAAAAAAGTTGTCTAGAAGTAACTTTTCCTATGTACATCATTCCATTAATTTCATTTCTTACATAATAAATATATCCATAATCCATTTTTATTCCTCCGAATTTTATTTTATTTTTGAACTTTTGTTCACATATAAAGTAAAATTCAAAATAAAATCTCTAACATTTTGAGACTTTTCTTGAGTCAATTATTTAAATTTTAATAGAAGGAGCTTCCTAAGTTGTTTCACCTGCCTACCGTCTCTTTCGAGATACTTTAACACTAATTTAATAGTCGGAGTAGACTATACCATTATCCTCAATAGGATACTGCTTGGTAGTCGTTGAGGGCACTAAACTCTAAATATTTCTCATATTTTCTATCGAGATAAATGGTAGCATTTTTATACATAAAATCTGTAATATCTTTTACATCTTCAAATTTGGAAAAATTAAACCTATAATTACTACCACAAGTCGATATACAATGCTCTTTTTGAATATAAAACATAATATCTTTTAAAAATTTCTCTGTTCCAATAAAACTAACTTGCCATCTGATTTTTCCATCCATTACAGTATGACATAAAGAGCCATCACCATCAAAATATCCTCTTATAAAATGAGAAATTAAATTAACAGGAATTAAATTAAAATTAATATCTAAAGATAAACTTTTATTAGGTGTAATACCTAATTTATTCAAATCTTTGCAAATATCAATACTATTTAAGTCAATATAACAGGAATGATTATTTGTTCTGACACTTTCTTTTATGGGCATATCTCCTTGAATATCTTCTCTAAGTTTAAACAAATGATTTTTATCTTTAATATTTAATTCAATTCTCATTTTTAAAAAATCTTTTCTAACATTACCATCGGCGGCGATAAAACCCGCCCAATAGGCCTGACTTTCAGTATTTATTGATTCAAAAAAATTTCTGTTATATTTATACATTATTTCCTCCTATACTAATATAATATTTATAAATATATAATATCATAAAATATAAGAAAAATCAAGTTTATTCCCTGCGGATTGTCCAATCCTTTAACTTTTTACCATACCTTAATAATTAGTTAAGCCATTATATAATAATTTGGTATTAAAGGCTCTTAGGAGTTCCCCGCATATTCGCAGTTCAATATAATATTACTATTATAAGGGACTAAAATTAATCATTTGTGTCAAGAATGCTGATGTTGTCTCAAAAGCCATACCAGCACTCGAAGCAATTGATGCTGTTTTGCTCATAGCATAAGCGATACCATTTACATCTGCCGCCGCTTTTGCTGCAAGTTCACTATATACATCGGTAATATGGCTACCCTAATCCATTTCCATATGAAAGCCGCGTAGAGCCGCTGTCATTTGCTCTGTTGCAGTTTCAAAATCTGCACCAGCTAGAGTAGCAAGTTTCATTGTTGATTCAGTTAATTTTAAGGATTCTGCGGTGTCTAGGCCTTGTTGATAGAATAATGCACTAGATTTAATTACATCCTAGGTTGTCTAACCAAGTTCTTTAGCCATTTCGTTATATTGTTCATAGCTATTCCACATTCCTTGAACAGAATAATCAGTTACCATCGCAATAGACGCAAAAGCTTGGTCCAACTGCTTTGTATCTTCCCAAGTTTTTCTTATTTCAGAAGAAATTTTTGAGGCTGCCGCTCCAAGAGATAAGTAAGAAGCTATATATCCCTTAATATTTTCAAAGGTATTATTTAATTCTTTCTATTTATCTGCTTCTTCCTATGCTCCATCCGCTGCATCATGCTATGCTTTATTCAATTCTTCATATTTTAATAATAATTCTTCTAAAACTTTTTTAAAAGTCTCATTATCACTAGTTGCATCAGTAATTATTGCACTATATTTACTTTTACTATCTGAATATTCTTTTTGTAACTAAGAATAATTATTAGCCTAACCTAACCAACTTGAACGAGAGTCTTTTATATTGGACTACTATTCTTTTAGTTTTCCAAGTTTAGCCTATTCACTAGCCATTCCTTTTATACTGGAATCAGTTGGAATAGTAACATTATTTAAAGAGGAAAAATCAGATGCAATTTGTTCAATTAATTTATCCGTTTCTTCTAGCTAGATATTAAATTTAGTTTTTAGTTCATTATTAATCTCTTGGAAAATTTGATCTGGTTTTAATCCTTTTAATTTTTCAACATCTGTTATAATTTCTCGATAGGTTTCCTCAATTAAATCATAGCCTTGTGTTGAAATTTTATTTGTGAAGCCGCCCCTTTCTCCTATAACATGAGTCTGCTCAGCATTAAAGCCTTTGGTTCGTCTATCTACAAATGATGCCACAGCACTAATTCTACTTAACGTATTCCCTTTATCAGTTTTTAATGCGCTAGAAGTATTTTTACTCAATGCCTTGTCTTGGGCCTCAATCTATGCAGTTTCTCTTAATTTGGTAATTACTTCTTCTTGTGCCTTTACTGCTTTATTAGCTGAATTTCTAATATTATTATAAACTTTTTCTACTTGCTTCTGATCGCCGCCTGTAATAGCGCCGAAAATTTTATCTACTTGTATATCACTAAGTCCAAGATTTTTTGCATTTTTAGTAAGTTGAGATTTGATAGATTTTTCCATATCTTCAACTTTTTTCTTTAATTGTTTAATTTGTTCCTAAGCTCGTTTAGTATCAAAATCTAACTTTACATCTCCAACGTCAGATAAAGAGCCAACTAATTGATGAATCATTAAATTCATTTTATTTAATGATGTCATATATTGTTTTAAATCATTATCATTTGAAAAACCTGCTTTTTCTGCTGCCTGAAGTTTTTTAAAAGTTTCTTCAATTTGAAGTAACTGTTTATCTACACTACTTAACGAACTTTTGTCAACTACTTTTTTACCCAATTCTTCTCGAATTTTTTTAGCTTGCTTTAAAGTATCCTCTGCATCAAGAACTGTCTTTAAATAAATAGTTGATTTATAATTTTTTGGCATTTATTTCACCTCTTTAATCTTTAAGTTGATTATATAAATCTTTTAAAGAAATTGTCAATCCATTAAATTTTATTCTATGAGAATTATTTTTCTTTTTTAAAATATTTGCAGTAGGATTTTCTAAATATCTTTTTCTATATATATCATATTCTTTATTACTTTCTTTTTGAGACTAAATCTTTTTTAAATTATAATTAGTATTATCTTTAAAAAAACTTCCGTTTATTTGAATTAAAGGTTCTTGTTTATTTTTTTTACTAAAATTTTTATAAATCTATTCTCTTAGTAATGTGTATATAACAGATGTTGGAATAACTATATTATTTATAATATAAAAAGCGTTACCTACATCCTAATTATTATCAATCAACATTGGAGATTCGGCTCTTAAAAAATAACTTGAATTATAAATAGCAATATCTCTTAATCCTTCTGAAAAATTATTTTCATTTAAATTATAAGTATTTAATTCCATTTGCTAGAAAAAATTATAATTAGCTTCTATATATCTTAATATTAAAACGGTTTTTTTATCAAAATATCTATATAAATAATGAGAGAATAAACCAATAGATTCATCTTTTTTGTCTTTGTATAAAGAAAAAGTCTATTCACCTGTTTTTATGTAGTGTTTAATATTATATCCATACGTTATTCCTTCTTCCGTTGTTTGTTTAGTATCTCTAAAACTTTGTCCTAATAATAATTTTTTTCCATTACTTAATTCAATTTTATCTTTAATCTTTCCTGTTATTATAGTATCTTTCTTTAAAGAGTTCACTAATTCAGCTAAATACCCCTACAATTCATTTCCATAATTAGACACATCTATTTTTTCTAATTTAATAATTGTTCTTACATACTTTTCATTTATTTCATTTCTATTTGAAAAATTTTCTATATCTATAGTTCCATAAGAACCTAAAGAAAGTTTTCCATTATGTGTTTTACAAAATTCCACTAAATAGTTAATAAGTCGTTCTTTTAAATTACTTCCAAGCTATTTATCTCTTAATGGACTCATATTATTTTTATTATAATTATAAATAAGTAAGTCTTTTTTTCTATACTTAAATACAAATCTAAAATTTGTAATTGAAGAATTACCACTTTTTTCAAACTGCTCAACCTATCTAATAACTTCATTATCCACAGCTTTTTTAATAATTCTTTTAAAAGACTGTGAGTCATTACCATTATAATTGCTAATATCATTTTTAATATTAGAAATAATTTCATTCCTTTTATTTTTTTTATCATCACTTAATCCAGTCCATATAGCATCCATTATAGAATCAGCAATATCATTAGCTTTTTTTCCTGTAAAGGCTTTCTTTAAATCTGATACTATCTACTATTCTGTCTAATTTGAAAAATTTCCCGAACCGTAAAGCGCATGTCTAGATAATGTTGAATAATTATATTTATCTGTTACTTCTTCTGCAAATTCCTTTGATAAAAGCACTGAATAAATTAACATTTTATTATCTAAATTATTATTATTATTTTTTGTTTTATTTAAAATATTATTATGATATAAGTCAGTCCAATAAGCTACTTTTTCTTTTATTGATAGTTCACTATAATCTTTCCGGCCACTAAGTTTTTTTTCAAATTTTATTGACGAAAGTATTTTTTGATTTAATAATTTTTGTATATCATCTAATATATCTACTACCTCATTTGGATTTTTAAGATAATTAAAAACTGTAGCTACATTAGACATTTTATTATTTAATACATCTCTTCTAGTAGTTCCATCAAGTTTTTCTTTTAAAAGATCTTTCGTGAAATTTTCTTCTGCTATATTAAAAAAAGCAAAATCTCTATTCCAAATAGAGCTAAGTAAGTTCATCTATTTCACCTCCATAAATAAAATAAAGCGATATTCCATTTTTGAAATACCGCTTAAATATAATCTCCTGTCAATTCTTTATCTAAAAAAGTTATCTAACAAACCTATTGCTTTTCTCTCCGAATATTCTCATCCGGATAGCCAGTGAAATAAAAATCACTAACAACAGCTTCGTCACAATTTTTACCAAGCCGCAACGACAAACTTGACGATAACTTAATTTTCGGTATCTCCAATATTGCAGTCGAGACTTCTCCACTTTTTTCATCTTTTACACTCATTTTTCCATCTAATCTTAAAAATCCATTAAATAACCTGTTTCCCACTTGAATTGTTTTTATTTCGCTATCATAATTAAAAGTATAATCTACCATTACAGAATGATAACTCTATCTAAAGAAAATTCTATTCTAATAAATTTCAAATTCACGAATCCTTAATCCCGTGTCACCATCGTAGCAAAAAATATATTTTTCTTTGCTCGGCGGCAATGGTTTTAACATTAATTCTGGTCGCCGTCCCATTGGTAGTGGTTCATTACAAGGATTACCTTGAATGCCCATTTTATTAATGCAATGATTAGGGCAATACTTTAAATCAATATAGCAATAATCTTCATCATCAACTGTTTTTAAAATTTCACAATAATTAACTGATTTATTTTTCTAAGATTCAATATTTGAATTACTTAAAATAGACCAACCAATAGGAGACAAAACACCATGAGTTATACCAAAATTAATTTCTTTATCTACTTCCCAATTAACTAATGCCGGATTATGATAACCGCCTTTCGCAGATACATTGGTTTTATTTTCAGTAATCTACGCAAGCTCAGCAGTCTTAAAGACTAGAATAGCTTCATTCATATCATATTTTTTTCCAGCAATATCAACTGGATTATTTAATCGAATAGTCACATCATACAATTCTTTTACTCCAATATTACGATAATCTAACACTTGCTCACCTCCTTTAAATTCTAGTATTAAAGTAATAAATATAATAAAATCTATAATAAAATAAGGCAGCCGCGAACGACTACCTTATTAAACTTATTAATAAATTTCACTATTATCAACATCAACAGATTCAAGCATTTCAATATTTGTAGGAGTATAAGTATATTTAGAACGTTGTGGAACAATTCTAGTGCCTCCCTCATATTTATCCTCTTCTACATCTATTTGCCTAAATTCCATCATAATATCATTAGGTGGAGTTAATACATCAATACTCATAGAAAATGTTGTTGGATCACCTTCTGCTTCAAGCGTGACATTAGTATCACTAGAAACATTTGCTTTAAATATTGTAAATTGATAACGCTGGTCTTTTCCGGTTTTTTGCTCTCTAATATAGGTTTCTCCAACAATTTTATAATTATCTGGAAAAGTATCTGCATCTATTACTAGAGTTTTACCTAGAATCCCATCATCTTCATCTTCCTTATATTTAACAGTTCTAGTCCATTTATAATAAACTGTTCCAATTTTAATCTTAAAAATATCAGTCTGTTTATCATAAACTCTTACCTTTACTTTAATATGTTGAATGGTCATTTGGTTTTTTGAAATATCAGTTGAATCTAAAATATCAAATCTAACGCCAATATCCTATCCACCGTTATCTATAGATTCCATAGTAAGAATTTCATAATCATCGTAATTGCTTAATTCTTGACGAATTTTCACATCTAATTCTTCACAATGTTGTAATTCCCAAAAATCTCTCCAAAAATCTTTTAAATTTAAACCTAAGCTATTGAGCCTAGTTTGATATTCTTGGTTAGTTTCTTTATTTAGTCTTTGTGGAATCTTTTTTAAAACATGAGTTGGTAAATTAGAAAAATACCATGTTTTATTTAAACCAATATCTATTACTTTATCCTCTTTCGCCACGCCAATAAATCCGTTATTTACAGGCAATAGCGGAAGCATAGTTTTCGCATCATAAAAAATAGTATAAGAAGAAGTTCTATCATCAGCATAATATCTAAATAGATTTTCTCTTTGTTTTTGTGCACTAATAGTTAAACCATTTCTATCTTTTACAATACATTTTTCCATTCTATCAATAACTTCTAAATCATGAATATCTGTTTTAATATATCCAATTTTATCAAGAGTATCAATTTGTGTCATAATTTTTTGAATAACTTCTGGTGGCATTCCGCCCTTATATTCTCCATTAGTATCAGAAATTTCTTGGTTACGTTTAAAATATTTCTTTACTAAAGTAACTCTATTTTCCTCAATGTTTTTTTTATCCTATGATACTACATCAAGAGGATAGATATACTTAGTACTATTATCATTTCCGCTACCAGAATCTAAACCAATTAATTCTGCCGCCTTAAAAACTATTTCCCATTCTCCATCTGTCATCGCAGGAGAAGGATAAGCTTTAATAGAATAATGTAAAAGACCATATTTATTGGCTAAATTACATTTAACAATTGCACTTGTGTAATCGGATAACTTAGATTCTAGCGTTCCTCCCCATATCATACTCATACTTGCAGGAGAAAATAAAGCATCTTCTAAATTTAAAACTATATCTTTACCAAAATTCCAAGTAATAAGCTTTTTATTACCATAACCGCCTCGTGCATCAACTTTTTCTGCGGTCTTTTCAATTGTAGATACCTTTAAAGTATCTAAATATAAAACAGGAGTATAAAACACTTCATCGCCAATTTCGTTAATACTATAAAATACAACATCAGCGACTTCTTTTATACCATATTTTTGAAATAGGTTCATTTTCTCACCTCTCTATTAATTCAACACTATATTGAGAATCTGAAAGATTTTTTATTGTAGTAGTTCCATTTTCTTGATAAATCTTTCCATTTTCTTTATATTCAGCAGGATTTGAAATAACCCCATTAGTATATTTTCTTAATTTATATTGTTTATTATTTGTAGTATTCTATCTTACAACTAATTTACTTTTATCACCATTCGCGGCCAAAGCAGATTCAATATATTCTCCAACTTCATAGTAACTATTAGAAACAGGAGAGATTATCTTAATACTTGATTTCTTCAAATCTTCTATATACTCTTTTTGATAAGTAATCTTATCGTCAATCAGACCCAATAGTAGGGCCTTCTGTCACCACCTCAGCTTTAGGAGTTACATTAGTGCTACCACTAACATATCCATCATATTTAGCTTCCTCAACGCTATACTGAGTTAGTTTCATCATAACGCCATCTTCTCTACGAAGAACTTTGAGCGTCATGTTAAATGTGGTGGGATCTCCATCTGCTTGTAATGTTAAATTATTTTCAGCGCCCATTTTACATAGCGGAATTTCAAATTGATATCTATGATCTTTACCAGTTTTTCTACTACGAGAGAATGTTTCTCCTACAAGTCTATAAGTTCCGGGGAAATGAACTGCATCAACAATAATCTGATGACCAAGAGAAGTGTTCTCAATTGCCCTTGATCTTGTCCATTTATAATAAATTTCATGCTATTTAATTACTCTTAATTCGCCGGTAATAGTCTGACCATTGCGGCGAGTAAACTCATCTGTATTTGGTTCATAAGGCTGCATTGTTTTTGGATCGATAAATACAGATAATTCGCATTGTGAATATTTTTGTAGATAACGATAATTAGCATGTAAATCATTAGATTTTGTATTGATAACAAAAGTCTGACTAGCTTTGCATTTTTCCATTCTATCTAAATAATAAACATTATTTAGAGCATGATCAATTTGATAAATAGCCTCTTCTGGTGGAATTATTTGTTTATTCATCTCATCACTTAAAACAAAATTATAATTAATATCAGCAACTTCCTTCTGAAGAGTTAATGCACCAGTTTGACTACCTGCGGCTGCAATACCCCATTCTTCTGTCTCTGTATTATATCCAAGCATTTTGTTCTCAATACGACATCTTTTTCCATTTTTTCCCACAATTTTATAATTTGCGCCTTCCCAAAAATAAGTGTTTGCTGGTCTTGAAAAGCCTCTATAGCTTTCAACTTCGAGTGTCGCGGCAGTAGGCTCACCCGTTCTTTTATCAGTTAATGTACCATATAATTTAATATGCTTACTACCATGCTTTCCTGCCCAATTCATACCTTGACTTGCTGGACTATATAAAGCATCTTCAAGAGTAACGGTAATTTCTTTACCATAGTCCCAAATTATCAACTCTGGATTACCTAATCCGCCTCTTGCAGCAACCTGCTCAGCAGTCTGTTCTACAGTAGAAACCTTTAAAGTATCAAAATATAATACGGGAACATATACTTCGTCGTCATTTTCATCTAATTCAATAGAATATAAAGTAACATCAGCAACTTCCTTTATACCATATTGGTCGAAAATATTCATTTTTCTCCCTCCTTTTACTCACTCAATACTTCTGTTGAGCCATCTTTTTCTACATAATAACCTTCCGGTGTAGACTCCATTTTCGTTGCTACTTCATAAGATGTTAATTCCATCATTACACCGCTAACTGGCTTAGCAACTTCTACGTCCAAATTGAATGTAGTTGGATCGCCTTCAGCTTCTAACGTTAACGTCTAATCAGACTTAATCTTACATAATGGGAATTTTAGTTGCATTCTCTCATCCTCTCCAGTATCGCGGCTTCTAATATAGGTTTCACCTACAATCATATACATACCGGGGAATTGTCCTGCCGTAACTGTGATTCTTTGAGACTTTAGCTTTTTCTTTTCGGGCGCAATAGTTAAAGATTTTATATAGTATGGTTCACCTTGATTGAACCAATAATCATCTTCATAGGGAGTCATTGTTTTTGGATTTACATAAGCCCAAAGCTTTCCTTCTTTTTGCTTTGCTTCTTCTGACTCATCAAGAGAAATAGACCATTCAGCACCGGGATTATCAGAAGATTCATTATCTTTTGGTTTATAGGAAGCAGATTTAATATAAAGAATATCATTCTCATATTTGGTTAAAATGAAATAAATTAGTTCATTAATACTAGAAAATCTTAACCACATGTCTAAGCCTTTGAATTGCTCTACATTTACATATTTATTTTCTTTTCCTATACTTGTGTCCATTAATGCGGTTTTACCAAGATAAGCTAAATATCTATCATCATTTGTAACTCTAATTTTTAGATAAGAAGCTGTTTTTAGAGATTCTAGTGTAGTATAGTCATCACTTGTAACTACAGCTGCGGCATCGCTCTTGTCGATAATAATTGCTGCCTTTGGTTTTTCTAAAGTTAATCCTTCAGTTGGATTAATTTTATAACAAATTTCATATTTAAAGTCATCTTTTGAAGAAGAGGGGGATTTAACTGTAATTGTCTGTTTATCTGCAATTTTATAAGACTTGCCATAAATATCAAAAAATTTATTAGGAATTTGAGAAATAGATTTGATATTAGATTCAATTGCAAGTCTCCATTTATATGTTCTATTATTAACATATCCAAAACCATTTACTTCTGTACCGTCTACAACGCTAGATTTAGAAAGAATGGTCTTTTCGTTTCCTTCGTCGTTTAAAAGATTATCGTCTTTCATATGAGGAAGTAAATAGCTAATATTTTTTCTATCTCCTCTTGGATAAAATGCTTTTTCCATTCTTGAAAGTCTTTCTACAGGGTGCTTATCATTGAAAGTAATTCCCATATCATGATTTACATGGCCATCTTTCCAATCAGAACTTAGTACGCCGCCCCAACATAAACCTAAAGAAGCAGGAGTACATAAAGCATCTTCAAGAGTAACATTAATCTGCTTACCATAATCCCAACAAATTAAACGAGCATTTCCAAGGCCGCCTTGTGCCCAAACATTTTCAGCGGTTTTTTCAGCAGAAGAAATTTTTAATGTATCTAAATATAATGCCGGAACATAATAAACATCTCCACTACCATCTTTCTTTTTGTGAATACTATAAATAGTAACATCAGCAACTTCTTTAATACCATATTGGTCAAAAATACCCAAAATTATTCACCTCACATATTACTAAGAAAAATGGCTATTGAATTAAATAGTTCAATAGCCAATAATTCTTTTCTATTATATCATCAATATTCAGTTGCACCGATATAAGTCGTATCGTCCTCTGAATCTGCATTAACCTTAAACATTTCAGCATCGTCAAGTAGATTTAGGTTTTCAGTGTCCTTAACCATAGTAGAACCATCGTTCTCCTCAGTATTGTCAACTACATCATACTGAACAAGCTTCATCATAATTCCATCGTCTGGACGAAGAACTGTTAATGACATATCAAAGACAGTTGGATCTCCTTCTGCTTCAAGTGTAATGGTAACTTCGCTTCCCATCTTAACTTGGGGAATGATAAACATAAATCTCTCATCCTCACCAGTTGTCTTACTTCTTGCAAAAGTATCACCAACAACTTTGTAAGTGCCGGGGAACTTCTCAGCAGAAATTTCAATCGTATTACCAATACTATTATTCTCATAAGCAATAGAACGAGTCCACTTTAAGAATAGTTCGCCTTCAGCAATTGGAGTACCATCTTGATATGGTTTCATGGTAGAAGGATCAATAAATACTGCCTATGCAGTCATATCTCCTTCAGAAGGTAGACCTTTACTATTGCCGGCCGGTACAATAAATGAACGCTTAGCAATTACTTTTTCCATTCTATCAATATGCTTAGTATCCTTTACACCATTAACGAAGTTAGTGCCTTCATTACCTAGCATAGCGCTCATAGAAGCAGGAGTATAAAGAGCATCTTGTAGAGTTAGAGTAATATTCTTACCATAATCCCAACCAATTAGATTAGCATTACCCTTACCACCAGTTGCATATACTTCCTCTGCGGTCTGTTCAATAGTAGAAACCTTTAGAGTATCTAGGAATAGAACAGGTGTATAATGTAGAACGTTCTTCTTAATCTTACGAATAGCTAGTTTAGAAACTGTGCAAGTTGCTTCAAAAGTTTCGTCATTAACTGTAACTGGAACAGTATGAATTAAACCATTTTCAACAATTCTCTTACAGTGTTCATCAGAAGGATATCCCTTGCGACTTACTACCCAACCAATTGAGTCTGTCTTGCGATAACCACAACGATTAGTTACAAAAATTAGACCCTTCTTACCAATTACTACCAGCGCTAGATGCTCCACACCAGCAAAAATCTTATCTTGATAATAAACTGTATTACCCTTCTTATCTACAAAGTAGAAAATACCATCTTTATCAGAGGAAAGTTTCTTAGAGTTCTTGTTGGTTAGAATATATAGGAAAGCACCCGCGGCCATATCCATTTCACCATCTACACGAACATAAATTGCACGATTGGAAGATTTTCCATTAGCAGTAACAGCTAGATCATCAATAACTTCTTCATTAGTATAAGTTAGCTTAGTGAGAGCATCAAGAACGCTCTGTAGAGAATAATTGCTTGTTACATTATCGCCTGCACTATAACTATATTTATTTTCATCATATTCTGTATCCGCAGTTCCGGCAGCGGGAGAGACATTTGTGCCATCCTTATCATTAACCTTATAGCCGCCATGAATCTTTAGAATACCCTTTAGGCCATTCTCACTTTCATTATCAATAACAAGCTTTTTCTGTTTTAGAGCATCAATCGCATCATTAATACTATCGTGTTCTGCCTTACCCCACATCTCAGAGTTAGCAATTGCTTGGTCCACGCCACTTAGTTTTTCTGCCCAAGTAGTATAAGTATTATCTGCGGTAAAGAAGTCAACTTCACCAGAACCTTCTGCACCCTTAGTATAAAAACCACCAAGATATGCTGGATTGAAATAACCCATTTCATCTTCTACAATTAACTCAGCATAATCAGAATACTGTACATCATATGCCTTAGCGGTAATAGTAGCGGTTAGAGAAGAAATAGTAGTCATTACATCTTCTGCATCATATAGATTTTCAGTAAACTTACCAGCTAGTCCAACTACAACCATTTTAGAGTCAGAACCGGGAGTTTCAAAAAAATTGTCATTAAACTCTAGGTCGCCAAAATAAGTATCTGCGCCATCGAAATGATAACGAGCACCGGCACGAGTTAATAGATTCTGATTCTTTGCATATAGCATTAGAACCTGCTCTGGATAAGAATATTCATGAGTACCAGAGTTTGCGGGAGAACCGTCTTTGTTTACAGTATATTTTACCGTTGCAGTATAAGTCCATTCTGTTTCGCCAAGATTTGCGACTGGAGAAACTTGCTCCTCTCCATTAGTAATAGAATTCTTATCAATGGTTGTGTCATTTGCTTTCTCAACAATTGCGGCAACTGTTAATTTTGCATTCTCTGGATCAGTAGATGTCTTATAAACAACAGTTTTTGTTTTTTCTTCTGTACTATCATCACACTTATAATTAGTATGAGTTAGAAGTTCAGCATCAGTAAATACATAAGCCTCAAATCCTTCCTCTGCGCCAACACCAGTTCCATCATTTGGATAAACTGTTTTTAATTCAACAGCACCCTTTAGAATGGAAGCTGCGGTAATTTTACGCTGAGACTCATAAGTTTCTTTTCGTCTGTCAATACGATAAAAGGTAACGTCTGCAACTTCCTTTATACCATACTTTTCAAAAAGATTTTTTTCAGCAGCCATTTATCTTACCTCCTTTAATCTTTTTCGAGGTTTTCACCCCAATATTTTGTTTTCATTTTTTTGGAATCTGCTCCTGCACATATCATCTGTATATCCTAATCCCATTTTTCCTTTGCTTGATGCCGCTTTATTAATCTATAAAATGCAAACAAAGTACAATTAAGATAGTCTATCCCAAAGACTTCTGCCATTTCCATAGACTCAGTAAAAGTCTATATTTCACCTTTTTTCTCCTATTGCTTCTTTTTAGCAGCATCTCTCATTTCTCTTTTTAATCTGAACTTACGAGCAATTTCAGATTCGTTTTCTGGAGGAGGCTCTTTGACTGGTCTTGCATTTTGAATACAAAGAACTTCTTGAAAATCAGAAAAATTACTATCAGTAATTAATCTTTTTTCCTCTGGTGGGCCAATCAATACAGAATTTATTTTTGGGAGCAATAAAATATCTTCCGCTATAAAAGTAGTAAAGCAATTTCTTAATTCTAAATAAAATGAGTCATCTAATTGTGCACTCTATAATAAATATTCTAGAGGTCTTGGTATTTCTTCTGGATTTGGTTGTTTTCCTGTCTTTTCTTTAATAATCTTAATAATATCTGCTTCAGTTAATAATAAAAGAGCTAATCTTTTTTCATATTCCTATCTACCCATAGTTAAAATTTCTTTTATTGTTAGCGGCTAAATTTTAGTTATATTTCTAAAATTATATGCCGCATTAATAAAAGTTTGTTCTTTAACATAATTCTATTCATCATGAGAAAGCATTTATATAAAACCTCATAGTATGAGCGCTCATTTCTTCTGTTAAAGTAGATAGTTCAAAACCCTCATATCTTATCTCTCCTAAGCCATTTATACGAGTGTCTTGCAGAGATTTTCTTATTTCACTCATAATAGCATAAGGCCGCAAATCATCACCAGTTATTCTCCACTCTTTAAAAGGACAGTAAACATTTATTACAAAAGACAAATTCTCATTGTCTGAATTAGAAGAATTAATGTCTCCAGAATCATAAAAAAGAATTATTTTACTTTCAGTAGTCTGCTCATCATCTCTTAATAATGGAACTACTCTAATATTTTTTTGAAATAACTCCATCCCATTTATCTATTCTGGATGTTTATCTTTATTTAACGGATCTAAATCTGTATTTACTAATAGCCTACAAAGATTTTCATTTTTAAATAATTTCTTACAAATTTTTATAAGGTTTCTGCCATGTTCCTATCCATATTTAACACTAGAATCCATTATATTCACCTCATCGATTTATTAAGAAGAAATTATCTTCTTCACTTACTGGAATATCCTTTGAGGAGATAGGCTCCGCGGCATGAGTTAATCTTTCAGATATAGTAGTATAAGAAACATTTTTAATACTAATATTATCTTTACCTTGAATCTCCCATCCTCTATTTTTATAATTAAAATATACATCTTTTTTTAGAAAATCAAAATCTCTAGTTATAAAGATTCCGCTCTTATTTGGTTCTCTATAATCATTAGTTCCAAATTTAAAATAATCGGTAACAAGTTGAGATGTTGAATTAACAAATTTAACGGGTACTACAAATTGTGTATCTCCATATTCATTTGTAATATTTATTTCACTATCTAAACAAATGACTTTATAAGTATAATAACCATTTGAAAGATTATCTTCAACAAAAAGTATCAACCATTTCTTATTCAATTCTTCCTTTTTAATTTTCTAATAAATACATAATATATCTCCAGTATTCAATTTTTTAGTCTTTGTAGAAATTAACAGATTAGAAATTAATTCACTTTCATTCCATTTATTTGGTTGTAATGAGCCAATCAATTGTACTGGCTCTTCGTTTATTTGATAAATCTGTGATTGGTACATTGTCTTCTTTAAAAATAACTTATCAAACTCTTTTTCTTTTCGAGTTTTAGTTCTTTCCTATTGATTATGTCCATCAATATTCATTCTCTTTAAGTAGACTTCTGTAAAATAACTCATCACACATCAACTCTATCAAATAAATTCATACATTCAAATATTGTTTTTCTATAATATTTAAATGAAAGATAGCGGCAAGCATTAAGTTTATTTAAAAGAGTGTAATACTCGATAGTCTTTGACTTATCTTGATACCCCAGAAGCTCAATTAAAATAGTATCAAGAAATTTTTCCCATTCTCCATCTTTTTCTCTTTCTCTTAATAAACCATAAAGCCGCTTTTTCATTTTTTCTTTATAAGCTTCCTTTACACTATCCATATTATCGCCGCCATCTATTATGCTTTCCAGCAAGATTACGATAATGAAAAGGTCGCTTGGCAACAGAACGATAATAAATAGCTTGGAGTTCTTCCGCTTCTGTTTGAACTTGTTTTCTAAGTTCAATAAAAGTTGATAATAATTTAGCTTGGGAAAAATCAGATTCATCATATTGTGTCTTAATATTTTCCCAAGAATCAATTGTTCTTTTCAACCATTCCCATTTCATATAAGTAGCTAATATCTGAACTTCTTCATTAGAAAAAGATTCATCTTTAAAACATTGCTTCTCTTCATCTATATCAAGCCCGCAACGCGGGAATTTAAAATAAACTATGGAGGCATTTAGGAAGCTTCTCCAATCTTGAATGAACCATTTTAAATCATCTTCATTATAACAATGCGCCCAATCATCCTCATTAACTTTTGCTAGAAAAGCATCATAAACAGTCATTAATTCAACCATTTATTATCACCTCAATCTTTTCTATCTGCCTTCGCTAAATCTCTATTTAATGCTACTGCCTTTAGAATATCAATTCCAGTAATATCTTTTAGTAGAGTGCATTTTTCAGCATCTAGAACTTCATTTGCAATAGCATAATTAACAAGAGCATTAATCTGAGCATCATTATATTTCTTTAATTCACCCTTAAATGTAGTAATTGGATACTTAATTAACATATCTTTAATCTTATCATCTGTTAGAACCATAATATTTTCCGGTTCAGTTGCTCCATATGGTTCAAGACCAAGATCAATCTTATCCTGCATACTATCAATATAAAGATAACCACGTTCTAGCATTTTACTGAAGCCCTCATCATAAATCATTTGCTGAACAGTATCAAAGGGAAGTGGAATAATCTGTCCTTTTTTTGTCCACTTTCTTTTAATTCCATATTCTGGTTTGTTTAAACCAATTGTTTTATTAACCATATTTTGTAAATTTACCATTCTTGTTGCCATAATTAAATTCCTCCTTTTAACTCAAAAAAAGGCAAGTGAGTTAAACTCACTCACCCTTTTTCCATTGTAACTTTTATCTATATTTAAATTATCTCAATTAGTCGCCAATTGGATACTTAGTTGGATAATTAGTAGTATCTGCAAGAGTAGTATTCTCATATGCACACCAGTTATGGTTTGTTAGAATAGCTACACCAACCTTCTTATATGCTTCAATTTCCATATTGCGGTCACGGCCTTTGAAATCGTCAACCTGAGTTGGGCCTTCAAATACAATCTTAACAACCTTTTCGCCGCTAGTTGGGAAAATATAAGCTAGAGCAGGATTCATCTGAGTTACTTCATTAGTTTCGTCAGTATAAGACTGTGGAATCTGAACAATTGGATTACCACGGAAAGAAGTAATATAACCAGTTCTTGCAATAGACTCAATATCACTTGGATTATAAACTGGAGTTGCACCAGCATAGCCGGGAGTGCCATTAAAGATTGGTAGACCAATTGCATCTGGACCCATAGCTGCTACGAATTCTGGAGTAGCAAAGATTGTTGCACCGCCGCCATAAGAACGAGCAATTGCACATAGTTCTTGCATTGCATCTGCATCGAAGCCTGCGCCAACATATACATTCTTAGTAGGACGATCTTCTGCATTAACAGATGCAATTAGAGCTTTCTGGATTTCACCCATAATTGCTTCCTGTAGACCTTCTAGTAGAATTTCAGCAGATTCAGAAATATCTTCGTCACCGCAAATATAGCGCTCAAAGTCAATATAAGCAGCACCGCCAATTGCACTACCGCCAACTTCAAAAGTATCCTTATCTAGTCTGAAAGATTCGTATGCGCCGCTTAGACCAACTTGGGTAATAAACTGCTTAGCCCGCTGTCTACCACGCTTACGAACGAATTGTGCCTTCTGACCATTAGCCACGGTCTTAATTTCAGCAAAAGAACCCATAAAGTCTTCTACATACTTTGGTAGAACTTCATCATAAGATTCCTGCATAATTTCAAAAATATCATATTTATTTCTACGATAAGAGTTATAATCGCTTGCTAGTTCATGTAGAGCCTGAGAAGCCGCGCCCTTAACGTCACTTACAGAATACTTAGTAGGATCTGGCGTGATCTTTTTAAACGCACAAACTACTAGATTCTTAATAGAGTCTCTATCAAATGCCATATTTATCAACCTCCCTTAATTACTTTGTTGGCTTATTAATTACTTCAAACATGAAGGACTTAGTACCATCTGCATTTGTATAAGCCTTTACTACACGAGTATAAACTTCGCCTAGCGCATCTGCTACTGCCGCACCTAGAACTAGCTTACCATCAGAACCTTCTACTACATAAGCATAAACATCAGTACCAGCCTCTAGAGCCTTCTTAACATCTGCGTACATAATATCAGAATCAAACTTTGGATTTGCAGTAGTAAATATTGTAGAAGCAGTAGTCTCCCAACCAACAGTATTAGTAGTAAATCTCATGCCGGGTTCTACAAAGCCAATACGAGGTAGAAATTCTCCACAAATCATGCAAAAATTTCTACGGCCGGGAGTAAACTGGTTGTAATTTTTTTCAGTAGAATAGTTAATACCCATTGGATAACCCTTATCACTTAGTGCCTTGGTCGGAACAGTAACAATATGATTAGCCTTATCTACAGTTAGAAATGCACCAACTTCGCCATAAATCTTCTTTTCCTCTGCTTCAGCAGGAGTCATCGGAAAATGGGAAGCAAATTTCTTATCATCTAGGAAGCACTGTGCTTCAATCATACCAGCACGAGTGAACCATACTTGGTTTGGCTCTAGCTGGCCAAAACCCTTACAATCAAAAAACTTAATTGCCATTACTTATTACCTCCATTCTTATAATTCTCTAATAGTCTCATCATTCCGGTATTACTCTTAGAAGTCTGAGAATCATTTTTATAAATATAATCAGGCTCAGAACTCTTCTTAGAGAACATAGTGGAGTCTGACTTATATGCTGTAGTACAAACTTCCTTTTCAAAATCTTCCACACTATACTTATCAAAAGATTCCTTAAAGGATTTAATTTGTTCATCATTTAGATGAATAGAGAACTCAGAAAGAATTGCCTCCTTCTTTTCATTCTCAATGGTCTTTTTAAATTCCGCAAGACTATCGCGTTCAGTAATAATGTCTGTTTTTTCAGTTTCTAATACAGACTTTTCAGATTTTAGAGTTTCAATTTCAGCAGAAAATGTAGAAATTTCGTTCTCTTTTTCACTAATCTTAGCTTCGAGGTCTGCTTTTTCAGTAGAATATGTACTAATAGTAGATTCCATTTCAGCAATCTTAGTATCCTTGTCTGCAATAGTTGATTCAAATTCTGTTTTTTCGATCGCATAGGTCTCTGCCACAGTAGTCATTTCAGCAATTTTTTCATTAACAGCTTCATAAGTGCCAATGGACTTCATAGCTTCAAGAGCATTGTACTCAGTTTCAGTTACATCTACAATATAAACATCTACTTTTTCACCAATAGTAACAGAATCATTTTCCTTTGTATAATAAACTCGACTATATTTACCAGATTCCCCGCCATAACACAGAGCATAATCATCATAAATATCGAGAATACTATAATCAAGTTTCCATGCGCCTTCCTCATTGAAATTAGGATTTAGTGCATCAAAGATGCAATCCCATTTTTCGCTATCGGAAAGTCTGAATAATTCTTTATTTATTTCCATCTTTTTCTCCTCCTTCTTACTAAAATTTTTAATATAATCAAGTAATTCATTCGCGCCTTTACATAGGCTATAAAATGCAGAGCCTTCGAAACACGGCTCTGTAGTATCTCCAAGAACCTATAGTCCTAATAGACTACCTTTTAAGAAATGATAATATGGTTGTCCATCATCTGGAGAAATTCGCCATTCTCCTTCAAGAGTATTACGATAAATTTCCATTGATTGACTTTTTGTTGGAATTAATTTAGCTTCTGAATAAAGAGAAGTAAACAAGTATACATCGCAACAAGCGTATTCTCTTTCCACTCCGTCATTATCTAAATGTTTTTCCCAACTAAAATTAGGAGATTCAGGTACTATACCATAGATTTTACCATCGGAATTATCATTTCCATGATCCTCATAGTCTTCCTGTGCGTAATCAAAAATACCTTTAATCGGCGTATAAGGAAGAGATTGAATTAATTGATTTGCAAAGTCTTCTGTAATAAAAGTGCGGTTTCTGTTCATGCCCTTATAAAAAATTCGGACTCTGCATTTAGAAAGCACATCATTAACTTTTTCTATTGTTCCATAAGTTGTAACATCAAGCTTCAGAAGATTCGCTGGAAGTTGTGTTTGAATCATTTGACCCATTATTATTTTCCACCTCCCGCTTTGCCGTTATCGTTGTAATAGATGACGTTTGGGAAGATGCACTAGAATCTTTTGTTATTTTTCCAGACTGAGTATACGCAGATTGTAGCGGCTTTAAGATTTTTTCAAGAGATAGTAAATCGTTTTCAAGATTCTTTAAGTCAATTAAACTATTCTGATCTAAACCTGTAGATAATACTGGCGTTAAAAAGCAATAACCAAATGCCGCCAAATCTTTTTGCTTAGTAGTATATTCATCACTATTATAATGACTAATAGGAAGAATAGTTAATTTAAATTTAACTTTTTTAGTCGAATAAGTATAGTTAATAATCGCAGTAAAGAAACTTGCAAATTTGTTTCCCAAAATCATCATCAATGATAAGTCGTTTTTCAAAGAAAAATCTAAACCAGAATCAGTTGTGGCACTAAATAATTCTTTGGATACTCCGGCAGATTCATAGATTAAATCTTGGACATCTTCAACTTCTGTTTTTTCGTCATCGTCACTGCTTAAATCAAGTAAGTTGACATCTGCATAAGTTGTTAAAATATCAACATCTCGATTATCTTGCAGCATTTCTATTGCGCCGGCATGCATTTCTTCTGCTTCATCTGGTTCAAAAACTAATTTCATTCCATCATGAGGAATTTTTTGAACTAAGATTCGCTTTAAAGCTTGTAAATTTCTCTTTTTATCTATCTCTTTATAGTCATCTAAATCATCAAGCAGTGGAATTAAGTCTAAGAAAAAAGGTTTTTCATCAAAGAACTTAAAATAAACGCCTATTTCTGCTGGAAGAAAAATCCAACAATCTTTATTTTTATGTCTATAATCATAATAGCCTTTTTGGATAACTTTAGGATAAGTTCTTAAAATTTCTTTTCTCAATTCATCATCGGTAATAGTATCAAAAAATTTCATGTTGAATTCTACAATATCTACTTCGTCTCGATTCTTGTAGCGACTCCGACAATATTCAAAAGGTAAGTCTTGAATTGCTACTCTGTCATTCTCATTATAAATTAAACCATAATATGCTCCTTTAACAAGAATATCTCTAGCAAATAATCCACAACGCTTTTCAATTTGGAAATCAGAACAAAAATTGGATGCCTTATAATAAACCGCGGCATTTTTTTTATCTTTAATTGAATCATTAGCATTTTTTAAATGCGGCGATAATACCCATGAATAAGTTAAGAAAGTTGCGTAGTGTAGAATAATTCTTTTATAAAGACCACTAACAGAAAAGAAAAATTCAGATAATTCTGCTCTTTGAACGGCATCGCCACATTCAACAATTCTAATTATTTCATCTTTAGAATATCTATGATTTCTACGACGAACTTCTCTTGCATCACTCTTAACATAGGCCGCGTTTGAAGATGCAATCATATCTTTAAAAGCTTTTTTAAAAATAGTAATATCTCTTTTATCGACTTGCTCCATTTATCATGCACCTCCTTTTCTAAAAAATGATAATTTTCTATTTAGCCCCCTATTTCTTCTATGAGAAAGATATTCAGTTTCCATTTGAACAACTCTATAAATAGCCATTTCGAGGGCAGAAAACTTATCTTTTCCCATTCTTTTATTTATTTGTTCTACTGCTATCTAGTTATTGACACCAGTAGGTTTTTGTTTTAAATTCATTATTTCGTTAATTAAAATAGATGTTAATTCGTGTGGCATTAATCTTTGAATTCTTTGTTCAGGCCGCAATCTTTGACCTTTTTTAGTAGATAAAAGCTTAACTTTAGCATCTTGTTCTGAAATTAAGAAATTAATACTGCCAGAATAAACTTTTGAATATAAATTGGAATGCATTTCACTATTTAATGCACCATTTGCCTTAATACCAAAAAGAATTTTGGAGCAATTTTTTGGCTAATGGGTAAATAAATCATCATAATTTTGAAATCCATACGCCGGCAACATAATGCCGCGTTCATTATCCCAAGTTTCTTTCACCATATCATCACCAAAAGGTTGACCGATACCATTAATATCAATAACTACTTCTCTTGGATTAAATTTTTCAATTAAACGTTTTAATTCTACTACTTGAACATCAAAAGTTTTTTGTTCACTTGTTATACCTAGAATATAAAGATTAACTAATGTACAGTGCCAATTGTCTCCTGTTGGATAGACTTTTAATATTACACAAACAGTTTGACATCCTACACGGGCAATATCCCTTTATTTTCTATTGAGTTCGCTAAACTCAATACGCTTTCGCGGCTTTATTTTTCAATAAAGTTAAGACTATATCATATTCTACTATGTAGAATTTTATCTTTTCATTATGCTTATAATTACTATTTATAGTCGTTGAATCAATTTTTGAGATAATATTTCTTCAATTTTATTATAATCTTTATAACATATAGCTAAATAGTCTAAGCCAGCTTTATTTGCATCTATTTTTTTATCTTTATCTATCATTTGCTGCTCTTCCAATGAAATTCCGAAATATTCTTTTCTATCTCTATAATGTTGTTCACCCATATATTCAATTATCAGATTGTATTCTGGTAAGTAAAAATCATATCTTCTTTTTAAATTTGTTTGCCATTCAAAACTCTATTCTATATAATAAGCTATTTTCTGTTCTTTTAAAAAATTTTCAACTCTTCTCTCTCCTTTACTTCTCTTATGATTACATTTTGGACAGCCAACATAATTTGATAATATATGAGGAGTTGTTTTCCAAATAAAACCACATTTATGTCTAACTGTAATTTTGCTATCACTAGCTATATAATCAGATAATAAAGTATATTCTGAAGAAAGTAAGGTTTTGTATGCAGTAGTATTCATTTTTTGTTTATTACCACAATAATAGCAATCTGAATTTTTTAGAAAAGACTGCCAAGTTTTAGTATAAAATTGATTACATTTATTGCATTTTACTGTAACAGTATATTTTTTATCTTTATTATATCCGAATTTTTCAAAAGATATATCTTTATTATTTTTTATGATATCTAAGATTTTATTTTTATTTATATAATGTTTATTTAAATGATTTTTACTATTATAACAAATACACACACCTAATCTTCCAGAATTTAAAAAATTACTGGGAGTACTATATTGTTTTACTCTATTACATTTCAAACATTTTATAGTGAAAGGCTTAGTCATTCTCGAATATTCTAATATTTCATATGGCTGATTAGGAAATTTTTCCTAAATTCTTCTATTTAGTTCGTCTATAGTTACAATTTTCATTATTATCCCCCTTAATTGACTGCGAATTGTCCATTTTTAGCACTTAGGATTACTCCATATGCCATCTTGAATTTATTTATTTTTCAATACATTATATTTCTAAGGAAAAAAATATTTTAGTATTCAAGCTTTAGGATTTTCTCGCAATTAAATAAATTTACATTAACTTATCACTAAGCTACGGAGCAGATATCCACTCCAAAAATGTAGAATGCATCAGTTCCTTCTCTAATATTTTCATGTGTTTCGGGATTAACAATGCATCTATGTTTTAAAAATTTATCATAATCAAACCAAGCTTCATTAGAACTACCAACGAAGCGGCTCATATACTCTTTAGCAAAAGAACTCTCGCTAAATGTTGGAGATGTTTTGATCTCATTTAAAAAGTCTTTTGGTAAAAGACCATGCATTACAGGTATTCTATAATCACAACCGAAAATAAAAGCCTTTTTGGGATTAATTATTGATAATTCAAGCATTTCGATTGTTTTATCATAACAATAAGTATTTTTATCACTAGCAGATGACATCCACAATTGAACTTGATGAGGTTCGTATGGGTTTAAGTCACCCATTTTTGTTTTTCTTGATACATTTAAAAGAGGTAGGACAATGTTATTAATATCATCGGGATTATGATCTCTAACCTCATCAATTAATCCCATAGCACGGCGACCACCACGTTGAGAATTAAGAGCACTTACAACGTCAAAAATACTTCCATTTCTAAATGTTAATTTAACATAATCCCCACCGAAATTACCTTCCCCTATAATTTCTTTTTTAAGTAATGGAAATAAATCCCAAATTTCTATTATTTTCTCGCGAGCGATCTTGGCTGACTAAGCCTTTCCGGGTGCACAAATAAAAAGTTTAATTCCCGGCCTAAAAATGCAAGCAAGATATAAAGCAAGAATTGAAATAAAAGATTTGCTGAACGCTCTGGGTGCGATAACCAATAAACGTCCAAACCGCATGCAAAGCCTTAAAAATAATCTCTAATAATAGAACAAATTAAACTAAGAATCTTTTCTTTTAATAATATCTAAATAAATATCTGGATAATTAATAAAATATTCACACCATTGCTCATAAAGTTCTCTATTTTCTTCAATACGTTTTTTAGTTATGACCGCGCCTTTCTCCATTTCAATTCCGTCTCTGAAAAACTTTGTCTAAACAGTTCTTACAACCGAACTTGCTATTTCATAAATCATAGATGGTGATTGTATCGCTTCCATATAATCACCTCATTAAATATCAATTTTAAATTCTTCTTCTAATTGCTTTTTATTTTGTTCATCCATATATTCTCTAAACTCTTTTTCATTAAAGTCGTCACCTTCAAGTTCGGCGGCAACCTTTAAGTTTTGAATACGTTGCTCAATCTCTTCGGCAATACCGGTTTCATTAACATATAGATAACGAACAAACTATTGCATATTCTTTTCTGTCTAGTCAACTTCATCTCTAACTGCCTAATAAATTCTAGGTTTAAAACCTGTCTTTTCAAGGTAAGCATAGACTTCACCAGAAGAATCAAACTCGTCGGCATCCTTTACATCTTTAGGAGTGAAATTAGAAATTTTAGTTAAATCATCATATGCTTTTAAAAATTTAGCAATATCAGGATCGCCTGCTCTTACTTTTTCCTCAATTAAAAGGGAAATCATACATAACTTCATTGCTTGGTCTTCATTTAAAGCACCAACAACATTTTGGGAATTAAGTAATCCTTTATGTAAGTTTTCTAAATATTCTAACTACTCATCATCATATTCACGGCCCCACTTAGCATGAAGTTTCTAAATTTTATCTTCTCTAATTTCTGGAATTGCATTTTCAAGCTAGCTCTATTCCTAAAGCTACTCATATACTTTATTATACTGCCGCCAATTTAAATCACTATACTAAGAAGCTCTAAACATAGCCATATAGATACTTAAAGCATCCTTACCGCGCTCTTTAACTTTACACCACTCCCCCGGTATAAAAGGAATATCCGCCCACTAACAAATCTAATCAACAATATTCCACTAATCATCTAAAGGCGCGGTCGCAATCATCTAATTTAAACAGTCGCGGCAAATAGGTAAAGTTCCTTCAAACATTGGAGAATTAGTGGCAATAAAATTAGCAATAGTTTTTTCTTCCTTGCATTTACTGCAAATTTTCTTTGCCATTTTTATCACCTTTATCAAAATCTCTATTATTTAAGCTAATATCTTTTGCTAATTTTAAAAGTTCTTTTCTAATCTTTCTATTTTTTGCGACGAAAGCTTCGACAATATTAACAATGTATTCATTAAAATCTTCTTCTTCTTGGACTTGAAGTATTGCGGCAAAGCCAATTAAATCCGAAAATTGGAAAGTAGTTAAATACTTAATTAGTTTTTCTTCCATTAACTTTCTCCTCCTTTTTCTTTTCTCTAATCATTTTATCACATTTCTTACAGCGGCCAGTAAGTCCATCAATAGAACGTGCTTTTCTAACAAAGTTTCTTGGATCTCTTAACAATTCTTTCTAACAAGAAGAGCAAACTTTCCAAGCTTTATCATAGTCCTTACATAAAAACTCATCATAATTAAGTTCAGCGGCCGCGGCAATAAGTTCGCAACATTTATTCCAAATAGTGCTAACATAATTCTCTTGATGATATATTCCTAATGATTCTTGTAAGTGATTAGAAATAGTCTAATTAGAAAGCCGAAGTTTTTTATCTTCAACAATTAGCTTTTGTTGCTCACTCAAATTCGCTTTATCAATATAAAAATCAAGAGTCCAAAGTAGATTATTAATTAAAGAATCTGGAATTTTTTCAACAAATAGTTTTAAATCCCAATAATTAAGAACTAACTGATAAATATGGTCTACATTAGTAAAGTCTATATAATAACGTGGTTTTTTATCTGGAAGTGCGGCCGCGACTCTTTTGTCCTATCTAGGATTCATAAAATCATAGTCATGTTCTCCATTCATTAAGCCGCGAGGATAAACACAATAATTTAAATGGTATTCTGAATCTGGAGTAAAATACTATGCTTTATTTAAAGAATGGGGAATTGTTGGAAAAGCACTATCCATTAAAGGATATTGCTTTCTTTTCATCTCAATTAGCTCATGCTTTAAAAAATAAATACCTTTCGGTGTTAAAGTTGAAGTAGACTCTTCTTTATCCTTAGCACCAGTGTTCTAATCATAAATATTCTATAGATAATCAATTTCTTCCCATAATTCCTTCATACCTTTAACATCTTTTACTTTATCTCTGTTAATTTCCGGCTTAGTCTTTTTATAAATATATTTGCCTTGAATTAACTGATTTTCATTAAAAGTTGGAGATTCCAATAAGGCCTCTAAAGAAACAGGTTGATTCTTTTTATAAGAAGAAAATTTAGTATCAACCTTAGATATTAAACCTTTATCAAATTGACTTCTATCATCTTCATCTTTACCATAGAGAATATAGTTAGAAATAGCTTCTAATTCTTTTTTTGATAGACCTGTTAAATCTTGAGATTTAATATAATCGCAACGATCTTTTGAATAATATATGTCGAAATTAAGATTATATGGCAAATTTTCTCACCTCCTTTTGATATTAAGTATACAACAAATTCAGACAAAAGTCAAGAAGTTAAGTTTAAAAATTACTACCTTTTTAAAATTCACCTCTGAACATTTGTTGTCAGGCCCCGTGTTCATATATTGTTCATATATTTCCTATTTTTTAACTACCCCCCAATGTTCACAATTTCGTAATATTTTAATTTGTTAATAATTTATTCATATTTTTCACAATTTCGTAATATTTTAATCTATTAATAATTTGCTCATATTTTACATAAATTATTCATATTCACTAACTTGCTTGAAGTTGATAGTTATTCATATTTTACATAAATTATTCACATTTTACATGGTTTGTTTATATGGAAATTCTTAGCAGTTATTTATAAATTGATAATATTTTATAATAAGTTCCATGACATTTAGTAATAGTTTGATAACAATAACAATTTGCACAAAAAAGAAAAAATTTTTTGTGCAATACGTAGAAAACGCCAAAAAAGTATTGACGTTTCCGGCGTGACATGTTATAATATATATATACTTAAACAAGGGAACTTGAAAAAAAGAAAATTGTAAAATTCATAAAATCTTAAAAAATGATTTACAAAAAACAGATTCTTTCAAGTTTCGGATATGGTATAATAAATAATGTCAAGAGGATATGAAAATTAAAAAAAATGAATTGGCGTTCATATTTAGTTTTCAAAAAATTCACTTGACAAACTGCGAAAAATATGCTATAATAATTATAGTAAAAAAAGAAAGGTCGTGTTTATTATGGCAAGACAAGCAAAACCCAATACAGAGCGTTTGAAGGCTATCGCCGCACGAAAGGCAGGCGTGCCGCTGGAAATCTGGAACGACAGCGAAGAAAGATTCACGGAGAAACACAAGCAGTTTTCCACTTTCTATGCAGCAAATAACGCTGCACATGTGGAGGCTGTTGGTTTTCGTAACCTCGAAACCAAAGAAGTTGAAGCGTGGATTATTCCTCATGTAGTTTTTCCGTGGGGCTGTCGTATCACTACAGCAAGCCGAAAAAAGTCAAGGGACTGCGAAAAGCCCGAAGAACGCTGGACTATTCTGCAATTTGCACCTACAAAAGGCTTCTGCGAATGGCTGAACAAATGCGGTCATTTATTCGGCTGTAAAAAGCTGTTTACTATTAGTTGTGAACAGTTTGAAAGTGACTGGAGAAATTGGGCGGGTGAACAGACAGAAGAAGAAGATGAAGAAAATAATAAACTGAACAGAGGGCACTATTTTGAAAAGCTGGTTGCAGACTTTTTCGGGGACTGCTATGTATTGAACAATACGCCTTACTATTTAGCTGGAGATGTAACCACCAAGAAAGGCATTGAGATTCAATGTAAATTCACGGGTGCTACTGTTATTAGTGAGAAGCAGATAAACAAATAAGCTGGAAGAAGTTGTGTGCTATCAGTCATAAATCGGGCAATTATAGAAAGGTAGTGTATTTACTATGTATAAGTTGATGAACTGGGATACAATCGAATATTTCGAGGGAAAAGGAGGACTGTCTGGAAGCTTGCTTGACTGCAACGCTAGACTTGTACAAGCAGGATTTTGTTGCACTTGCAAATGCAATCTATACAAAAAGCCACTTCACAGCTTGTAAAGAGGGCTACATTGATGAAGCCGAAGAGGATGGCGATGTTTATACAAGAGAGGAAATGCTGGAATTCCTGTGGGATTTCGCTAGCTGCATGCGGGATTGGAATGAATTCGCAAAGGAGAAAGATCTGCCCTATGTGAGGGAAGTTGATGAAGTTGAGGAAGATCCGTGTTGGTTTGATGATATTGACGACTAAAAAGTAAATAATGCGGTGTAGGCTATGAAGCTGAGGTATGGTATAAGGAAATTATAGAAAGGCGGTATTTATTATGTATATTGTAAAAACTGGAAACACTGTTAAAAAGTTTAGTGTAAAGTATGAGGCTGCGGAATATTTCAAGCACCGCCTTGAAAAAACCATTAAGGGCAATCCGTATTTGACAGGACTCGAAAAAATGGCAACTATTGCCGCTATTGACGGCTTTATGTATCGTTTCCGCGGTGGGATTGATAATAACATTAACGCTTTTGGAATTGAACTGAAAAGTGAATGAAGTATTAATGAGTAGGGCACTGGAAACAGTGTCCTTTTTGTTTTTATTTTGTTAATTTCTTATTCATAATTCGCATCGGGATTTTATTCATAGTTTATTAATCTTTTATTCATAAATTGTGCCGTCGTGATTTATGAATAAACTATTTCTTTTTTTGATTCTAATAATATTTTAGCATAAGTTATAAATAAAGTCAATTTTTATTCATAATTTGTACTGGAGAAAATGTTAATGTTTTATGAATAAATTTAATAAAAGAAAATAAAATGGCAGTATTTTCTACTGCCAAAATTTTATGAATAATATTTTTCATAATTTCTACAAAATTCTTTTCCTTTATTTCTTGTTTTTCGCCTGCTCTGCTTTTTATCACTTCTTAATTGACCTAATCTAGCATGCGTGCAATAATATTTTCTGGCAAATTTATCTTCTGGATAATCTTTTTTATATGAATTATTTTTCATATCGTTTCATCTCCTTTCTACTATTATATTATATCATAATTATAGTATATTGTCAAGTATTTTCTTTTTTAATAAGTTTAATATTTTTATTTATTAATTTGTTATTCACAATTAGTGCCGCGAATATGAATAAGGTATTAATAAGTTTCTATATTTAATTATGAATAAACTATTAAGAATATTTCTTTTAAAAAGATAAATATTAATATTTTATCCATTGATTTTTATTTATAAAAAGAGTATAATATAATAGAAGGGTTGAGAGAGTAAAAAAAAATATGAATTAAAAATAAAACTTATTCATAAAAAGTTTACTTGACAAATTCTTAAATTTGTGGTATAATATAAGTACAGTAAAGGAAAGGAATTGATATAATGAAAGAGAAAATTTGTGATTATGTTATTAAAAAATATGGTTTTGAAGATTGGAGAACAATTTTCATTTATAAAATCTTTACAAAATAAGCTATGAAAGGAATTGATTAAAATGAGAAAAAATGTTACTGAAAGAGTTTTTAAATGCCCAGTTTGTGGAAGTGTTACCATTGCTTATAAAAAAAGTAGTAGGAGAACCGCCGCAAATCATGTAAAAACTATGTGGTGCTATAAATGTAAAAAAGTTGAAGATTTTACACAAGTAAAATATTATTAAAATATAGAGAGGTTGTTAATTATGATTGAGTACGTTATTACAAAAGCGTCTGACTGGAATTATGAAGAAATTAAGACCATTTCTTCAACTGATTTTTACAAAATGATTAAGAATTTACAAAATGAATACGGTTGTGAATTAATTATTAATTTCGATACATACCATGAAGTTGATGTAGAAATTATGATTTATGACGATTATATTGAATAAATTGTTAAGAGGAGATTAAATTCTCCTCTTTTGTTATTTAATTAGTTAAAAATTTTAAGTTGTTAATATCTTATTCATAATTGGAGCCGCCGTAAATTGTGGAATAAGGTATTAATAAGTTTCAAGGTAAAATTATTAACTTCTTATTCATAGTTACTGCCAAGAAATATGAATATTCTATGAAAAATATTTCTTCTAAAAAGTTGAATGTTAATAAAATATCTATGGACTTTTTGGCGGCAATCTGGTATAATATATTTGTAAGGTTGAGAGAGTTAAGGAAACAAAAAGAATTGTTCATAAAATGTTTACTTGACAAATCAACAAAAATATGCTATAATAATAATAGAGATAAGGAAAGGGCGGTTGTTAAATATGATGACACCAGATAAAATTATTAGAATACTCTCTGATACTTCTTTTGAAGAGCGACTGAAAAAAGAAATGGCAGAAATCAAGAGAATGAAAAAAGAGTTTGCAGAACTTAGGGAAGAAATTCAGGAACAGCTGGATAAGCTTGAAAAGTAATTCATAAAAGATTTACAAAAAGTCTATTGACTTTTCAGTTCAAAAATGTTATAATAATGATAGAAAATTGATAAGAGCCGTACTTGTAAAAACGGAGAAAGAAGTTTATTATGAAAAAATTTGAACACATTGCAATTATGAGTGGCGTTTATATTCTGTTTTTCTCAATTTATATCAACGCATCTTATCTTATTTCAATTCTTTTAAATTTAGTGGTATCAAAAATTTTTGATATTCCTTTTAATGATACCAGCACTATTATTGTAAGTGTTGTTATTACACTGTTTTGTATTCTCCATAAAAAGACTAATGCGGCAGTGAAAAGAATGACTAAAACTTTTGAATATTAAGTAAAATTTTAGTGGCAGATTCTTAACGAGTCTGCCACATTTTATTAATTTTTTATTCATAATTCAAGCCGTTGCAAATTATGAATAAAATGTTAACGAAATATTTTTCAAAGTTCATAGAATATTTATAGAAATTTCATTGACATTTTCGATGGACTATGGTATAATATTATTGTAAGATAAAGAGAGATGAGAAACTCTTAAAAACATAGAAAGAGGTTTGGTATTATGAAAATTTTCGATTGTAAAGAACTGCACAATCTGGTAAAAAAGGTAGTAGTTGAAAAACTGATTGATGAATGTGCCGATACATTTGTTAAAAAAGCCTGCTCTGCTTTGCACTTTTTAAGCTATGATGAAATGATTGAAGTATGTGCAGTGTTAGATGCGTATACTGGTATTTGTAACATTAGACCGAATGAAAAATATGGCACTCTTTATTGTTTTAGTTTTATTTATGATAAAAATGATTTTATGACAATTGCTGGAGAAGCATTCTATATAGATGATTATGACTGTTCTGATTATACTTTCAAAGTTGTCTTTGTAGATGAATGTGATGAAGATAACGATTGGTATTCAATTTTTCTTGTAAGAGAATTTTGGGAATTTTGTGAAAATTTCATGAATAAAGATGAAAAAGAAAATGAGGAAAATACGAATAACAAGACTACAGAAACAAAAGAAGAAACTTTGTCAATTCAAGATATTTATAAAATTATTACGGATTCAGAAGGTTTTGAAAAAATTATTGAAGGTATGGAAGATATTGGCTTTACTGATGAAACAATTTATGAAGTAATTTTGAATTTAGTTAAAAGACTTAACTAAGTAATAATCGTGTCTGGAATTTAATATTCCAGACATTTTTGTTAATATCTTATTCACAATTAGTGCCGTCGCGAAATGTAAATAAGGTATTAACTTGGACGCTTATTTTTATTTATATTATTTTATGTATTTTATATTTCTCTACTAAATTTATTCCGCCTTTTGGAAAGGAATTTCCGTTTCCTCCTGCAATTTTGTTCCTATGTGTCGGAAAAATTACGAACCCTGATGAACCTTTCCGTCCGGAAAAAATTTTCAGGGACATTGAAAAAATGTATTAAAATATTTGAAAAATTTTTCCAATAAAACACATAAAGTATAACAGAGAGAAAAAATTTTCTTAAAACTTGGAAAATTTTCTCCATTTGTTAAGAAAATAAGGAGGTGACTTAATAATTAATTATCCAAATCAAAAACTATTTATTATAAATAAAAAAATTGAAGAAGGTGATATTTTTATTATGTTAAAATGGAATGATTTTTGTATGGCGGCAGAGGAACTTTCTCCCTCTGCATTAAAATTATATATGTATTTAGCAAAAAATAAAGATGGATATGAATTTTATTTTAGTTCAAAAGATTTTTGTCAAACTTTTAATATTGTAGATAGAACATATAGAAATGCAAAAGAAGAACTAATTAGAAAAGGATATTTAAAAGAGGGTAATAATAACAAAGTACATTTTAGTGCTGATGCCGCTTTTAAAGAAACAAAAGAAAAATTAAAAGAAGAATTAAAAAAATTAGCAAATATATTAAAAAGAGAAAATATTGAACTTTATAAAAAATTATGTGATGAAACCGTTGCGGCTAAGTTAAAAGAAATTGAGAATGATGATATTTATAAGTTTAAAATTAAAAATTTAATAAATTTTGCAAAAGATTTAATCGAACAACTAACTGATGAAGAATTTGATAATTTTTGTTAATATTTTGTTCACAATTAGTGCCGCCCTAATTTATGAATAAAGTATTAACAAGAAATTTCTACCTGCTCCTTAAAAGTTCATAAAATATACATTGACATTCACCGCAAAAAGTAGTATAATAAATACATAAGGTAAAGGAAAGGCGGCGAGGGGATGAAAGCAAAAATTTATTCCTTAATTGTTGAATTGAATTGTTATTTTTTGGTGTTGGCGGCAATTTTTACAGTTATTGGTAGTAATTGGGGTTCAAGGGTATTTGTTTATACTTCGTTAATAGGATTGATTGATTCTATTAAGAATAAGACAAAAAGTGGAATAATTATTAATAGCACATTTTTGGCAATGAATACGTATTTTGTTCTTAAAATTTTTACAAATTTTTAATTGACTTTTCTAATGAGATATGGTATAATAGTTATAGTAAAAGAAAGGCGGTAATTATAATGACTATTAAGGAATTGTATGAATGGGCGAAGGAAAATAAAAGCGAAAATCTTCCAGTTTCTGCTAGATATTGGGATATATTCAACGATGGATATAGTATTGATAAAATTCATTTATCAAATTTAGAAACAGATAATACCGAAGTAATTATTTATATAAACTAATGAAAGGTGGTAGTTATAAAATTCACATATTGTTTACAAAATATACATTGACATTTCTCGCGAAAAGTAGTATAATATTGTAAGATAAAGAGAGATGATAAACTCTTAAAAACATAGAAAGAGGTTAATATGAAATACTTTTATGAAATTTATGATACTTGTGGAGATGATATGTGCGTAAAGCATTTTCAGAATACGGAATCCGTTGAGGATTTTGTGAGAAATAAAGTTAACGAACTTCAAGCAAATGTAGAGGAATATATGAAGGATTTTGAAATTTTCCGTAACAACGAAACAAGTCTGGACGGCGTTACTTTTACATTTCTTGGATATGTTGTTGAAAGAATTTGGTTTGACGATTAAGTAATTATTAAGAGAGTGTTACAGAAATGTAACACTTTTTTTATTAACATTTTATTCACAATTGTCGCCGGCAAATTATTAAAAAATTATGTCTTTCGCCGCCAATAGAATTAATTAATATTTTATTCATAAATTACGACGGGGCGAATTATGAATAAGGTATTAATGGATTATTTTCCAAAGTTCATATAGTGTTTACAAAAAATTCATTGACATTTACCGCTGAATATGGTATAATATAAGTACAGTAAAGGAAAGGAGAAAGCAAAAAAAATGAAAAAAATTTATAATGCTTTCGTTGGTTTGTCTGTTATCTTTTTTATCTGGTTTCTGATTTCGTTTATTAATTTCAATACTGCAAACGATCCATTTTCCAGAAATTACCAAAATCCGGCAGCGTGGAATTTGATTTCAATTATAACAGAAAGTTCACAGAATGTTTATTGACAACTAGTTGGAAATATGGTATAATATATACATAAGATAAAGAAAAATCATAATAGAAAGAGGTTTGATATTATGAATTGTGCAGAGATTTTAAAGAACGCACTGACGCATACCACTTTGGAAAATCTTTTTAAGGAATTTTTAAATATTGTTTATCTTTATTCCAGTTTTGACTGTATTTCTAAAGAGCAATTCCATGAAGTTGCAGAAATGCTTAATAAAGAAGAAAGTGGATTCTATTCAGTTGATGAAAATGACAAGACAACTACAATTATCACAAAATTTAACAAATACTTGTACTCAAATGAGAAAATGAGAAGAATTCAAAATTATACTTATGAAATAGAAAACTGTAACGATGAAGATTCTCAAATTTTAATTATTTCAGAAGATAATATTTTTAAGGCTTGGTTTCTCCCTATTTTCTTTGAAGAATTTTATATTTTTTGTGAAGGAATTAATAATACTATAAAAAAAGAAAATAAAAATAAAGAAAATATAAATAACAAAATTATAAAAGAGGAAACCTTTTCACTTGAAAATATTTATAATATAGCAGAACATTCTGATAAAATTATTCACATTTGTGATGAATTGAAAGATATTGGATTCAATAATGAAGAAATTTTTGAAATTATTACAAACATAATTAAAAAAATTGGTTAAATAATTGTGTCTGGAATATTAAATTCCAGACATTTTTATTAACATCTTATTCATAATAACCGCCGACACAATTTATGAATAAAATATTAAATTTAATTTTATATTCATATTTAACACTAGAATATCGTTCATAAAATAAATACATTTTATTTACAAAAACTTAATTGACTTCCTGCTCTAGTTATGATATAATATATACATAAGATAAAGAAAGGCGGTACTACCGTATGAGTAAAAAATGTTGGTTTGATTTGGACGGCACACTTTACAACCTCTATAATATTCCGGATTGGTTAGACTATCTGGAAAACGAAAAAGAGGGAATCTTTACCAAAGGTGAACTCATGGCGAATGAAGAAGATTTCATTGGCGAAACTATGCGGTGCATGGCTAACGGTTGGGAGTTTGGTGTTATCACTTGGCTCCCTATGAGTGCAAGCCCAGAGTATGAAGAACAGTGCAGGAAGGAAAAAATGGAATGGATTAAGAAATATTTACCTTTTGTTAAGGAAATAAATATTGTTCCTTATGGAGTACCAAAGCAAAATTGCATTCAGAAAAAAGCAAAAACTATGGTTTTGATTGATGATAATATAGAAGTTTGCAAGGCATGGGATACTTCCAAAATGAGGAAATCTATCAATGTTAATGAACATTTTGATGTTATGGCAGCATTACAGAGTTTAGATTAAAATTTTGATAAGAAATGGCGGATTTGTTAATGAATCCGCTTTTTCGTTTACTTTTTATTCATAATTCAAGCCGTTGTGAATTATGAATAAGGTATTAACAAAATATTTTTTAAAGTTCATTTAGTATTTACAAAAAAGTCATTGACATTTTCAGCAGAATAGTGTATAATAAATACATAAGATAAAGAAAAGGAGATAAAAGAAATGTGGAAAGGTATTGCAGCGGCATTCTTTACTATGGCGTTCTTAATAATGTTAGGATTATTACCAATTATGTATAATTTTTGTGGAAATAAAATTGCTTGTGTTTGGCTTTTATTTTCTATTGTTAATCTTATAATTGGTTATATTTTTAGAAAATCATTTGAACAGTGAAAGGAATTGATTTAATGAAAAAAAGAGAATTTGTCGTTATTGATTTAGAAGAAAAGAAAAAGACTTCACTTAATGAAAAATCAGAGAAAATTCAAAATTGCCTTATGAATTTTTTAATAAATTCACTTCTTGTAATGGCGATTTGTGGTCTATTGGTATTATTTGCTATCTGCGGCATTCTTGCGGTAAGAATTATTTGGAAAATGATTGTAATTCTTTTCTAAAAATTCATAAATCATTTATAGAGTGTCTATTGACATTCGCCGCGAAAAGTAGTATAATATTGTAAAGATAAAGAGAGATGATAAACTCTTAAAAACACAGAAAGAGGTTTGATTATGTTTGAAATTACAGAATTAGCAAAGAAATTTTTAGATGATTTTAATAATAATAGAAATATGGTAATAAAAGCGATCAATAGTTTTATTTCTAATACTCCCCAAATAACAGGTTTAGACGAAGAAACAATTGAAGAAATTGGAAAAATTATTGGCTATGAATCTACTATAAAAGACTGCTGGTATATTTTTGGAATAATGTATAATCTTAAAGATGTTAGCAATTTGTTAAATGATCGAGATTATTATTACATTGGTTATATCGATATAAGTGAATTAAGTGTTTATTTGAAGTATGATCGGGAGGTAGAAGGTCAATGGATTCCAATTATTTTTATTAAGGAATTTTGGGATTTTTATTCTGTTTACACAGCAGGAAATAGAAAAGAAACTAAAAAAGAAATAAAAGAAGAAATAAATAATGAACAGAATACTTCAACAAAAATATGTAATATTCTTGACAATGCAACGGAATTGAACCGCATTCGTTCTAGTTTGGAAAATTTGAATCTTCATTATAATGAAATTTGTGAAATTCTTGAAGCAATAGTTAAAAAACTTTATTAAATAATATTGTGTCTGGAATATTAAATTCCAGACATTTTTGTTCATTTTTTATTCATAATTCGTGCCGTTGTGAAATGTAAATAAAATATTAAGAAATTATTTTCTAAAATTTATATAATGTTTACAAAAAATTCATTGACTTTTTTAGTTAAGTGTGGTATAATAAATACATAAGATAAAAAGAGACAATAAGTTTTTTTAAAAAAATAGAAAGAGGTTTAATACTATGAAAAAATATGAATTAACAACAAACACAAAAATGTGTTTTGGACACCAACTATTCCAAATTAGAGCACTCAAAGACTTTGGGAATGTTAAGGCTGGAGAGTTAGGCGGCTATATTGAAAAAGAAGAAAATCTTCTGCATAGTGGTGATGCGTGGATTTCCGAAAATGCATTAGTTTATGGTAATGCAAAAGTTTTTGGCAATGCAAAAATTTTTGGTAATGCACAAGTTTGCGGAGATGCGTGGATCTGTGATAGTGTAAAAGTTTATGACAATGCACAAATTTATGATGATGCAATAGTTTATGGCAACGCACGAATTTTTGATAATGCACGAATTTTTGATAATGCAAAGATTTGTGGAGATGTAAAGATTTATGGCGATGCATTAGTTTATGGTAATGCACGAGTTTATGAAAAAGTACGAGTTTGCGGAGGTGCATGTGTTTCTGATAATGCAATGATTTATGGTAAAGCATGTATTTTTGATAATGCAAAAATTTATGATAATGTACAAGTTTACGATAATGCAATGATTTATGGTAAAGCATGTATTTTTGACAATGTACGAGTTTGTAACAATGTAGAGGCTTTCGGTGATGTGAAGATTTGTAGTGATGCAAAGATTTGTGGTGATGTGAAGATTTGTGGCGGGCGGATTTGTGGTGATATACCAATTTTAGAGACAGAAAAAAATAATTTATTTTAAATTTTAAATATTTTTGTGTCTGGAATCTAATATTCTAGACATTTTTATTTATTTTTTTATTCATAACTAGTGCCGTCGCGAAATGTGAATAAAATATTAATAAATTTATTTTTTTTAACTTAATTAAAATATTTCTATTCCATTAACAGATCGGCGGCAATAATTTCCAGTTGTTCACAAAAACTTATTTTTTCATTAAAGAAAAATCTATTGCTATTTTCTCTAGGATATGCTATAATATAAGTACAGTAAAGGAAAGGAGTGAATGAAAAAAAGAAAAATTTAAATCTATTCACAAAAAGTTTACTTGACAAAATCTCAAATCTATGGTATAATAGATATAGAGAAAAGGAAAGAACAAACAAAAAAGAATGTTATGAATCTAGTTCATAAATTCTTAAAAAAGGATTTACAAAAAATCCATTGACAAATTGCTTACAATATGATATAATATATATGTAAGGTAAAGAAAACAAAACAAAACAAAACATTGAGAGCCGTACTCGTAAAAACGGAGAAAGAGGCTTATTATGGCTAACAAGACTTATACAACTATCAAGAACGAAATCCGTACCGCTGCTGTTGAAACTCTGAGCAATGCACTGACCGCTGCCTATGGCGAAGCTGCAATTACTGGCAAGGTGGGTGCAAGTGAAATCTGCGTTTGCGTTGGTATTGACGATGAAACAGGAGCAAAGCAGTATGTAACTTTTGCCCCGACTGTTAAGGACTTCCGGACTTACAAGGCAACGAAGAAAACCTTCACGGCGTATGACGGCGAAAAGGCAGTACAGGCATTTTCTGACAAGATCGCAGAACAGGCAGAAAAGAAGGCAGAAATCGCACGGAAAAAGGCAGAAAAGATTGCAAAGGATAACGAAATGCGGGCAAAGCGTAAGGCGGAGAAGGAAGCCGCCAAGAATGCAGATTAATTCATAGATTAGTCACATAAAAGAGAAGGATTGGATAGATGTGTCCAATCCTTTTCATTTTTTCTTTTTGATTAAAAGTTTTAACTTGTTAATATTTTATTCACAATTTGTTCCGGCGGCAATTGTGAATAAGATGTTAAGAAAGTATTTTTTTAAGATTAAAAGAAAGTTCATAAAATATCTATTGATTTTCGTTCTGGAATGTAGTATAATATAGTTACAAGGTTAAGAGATACCAGAAAGGAAAGTGAGTTAATATGAAAAAGTTAAAAGAAATCTTAATTTATATCTTTGTGGGGATTCTACCTATTATATTTTTATCAATGGTTTTTATAACTTTCTCTATATTCTATATAGATGAACAAACAAATATTTCATTGTATAATAATGGTATTCATGAAGAAGATGGTGGTAAATGGGAATTAATTTCAGTTCATAAGGGAAATGTTTATTATTATTGTTGTAATGAATGTGGAAATATTATTCATTTTTCCGATACAAATAATTAATAAAATATCTATTGATTTTTTAGTCAAGTATGGTATAATATAAGTACAGTAAAAGAAAGGCGGTCATCAAAAATGACAGTATTAAAAATTGGTATTTTAATTGTTGGTATTTGTTCTATTCTTTATTTTGGTATAGTATTCTTTTGTAAACTTGCTCCGAAAAAGAAAGTAAAAGTTTTTAAACTGATAGGTAAAGGTGATTATTTTAAAGGTTTAAATATTTTTAGTATTTTATTAAAATGTATTATAATAATTGGTACAATTGCATTGGCTTTATGTGTTTTGTATGTTTTTGGAATAGGACTTTTAACAATTTTGTAATTTGAAAAAACTAATAAATGATTTATCAAGGAGTATTGTGTTTACTACAATACTCTTTTTTATTAACATCTTATTCACAATTAATGCCGCCGCGAAGTGTGAATAAAATATTAATAAGTTTTCATACTTAAATATTTTCATTCTATTAACGAACCGGCGGCAATAGGTAAACCAATAAATTCCATTTACTTCAAAAAGAATTATAATAAAGTTCATAAAAAATTCATTGACAAACTTTCTGGAATGTGGTATAATATAAGTACAGTAAAGGAAAGGAAGGTGCAATAAATGAAAAATTGCAACTACAAGAAAAATGATATGGGTAAATATGTAGAGGATATTTACAACAAAAAGACTTTGAAAAAAGTTCAAAAGAAAAAGAATCGTGCCGCTAACAAAAATTGGAAAATGTTCACAGAAAATTAACTTGACATTTTCCCTAAAGTGTGATATAATATAAATATAGAAAGAAGGTTGAACTTTATGAAAAATTCAAGAAAAAAGAAGGCATTGGTAAATGCAATTGTAGGAACGGCAATTTTTTTAATGGGTGTATTTTGTCTGATTATGGCGATAATTTTAGATAATATATATCTTGCCTTTGGTAGTGCTTTTCTTATTGGTTTAGAAATAATTCATTTTGAAATTGCAGATACATTATTATATAAATATGTAATTTATTTAAATGATAATAAAGAAAGTTAATAAAAAATTAACTTGACAAATCACATAAAATGTGATATAATAATATTGTAAGAAAAAAAGATTGACAGGTGAGAAAGTCGGTAAAACACAGAAAGAGGCAAGTTATGGCATATTACACTGATTTGATGGAAATGAAGAACGATACCGCAAGAAAGAATGCAATCCGCGAACGCATCGCGACAGTTATTGAAAAGGCAATGATTGAGGAATTCGGGGCGGAAAATGTACGCCGCATGAAAAATACTATTGCCGCCGCCGTTGGTGAGGTTACAAACAAGGCAGGAACAACAATGGACGCATGCGTTGAGATTGCCCCGAAATGTTGTTCTTGGGATTATGTGGTAAAAAAGAATGGAGATGAAATTGAAGAGTATAATCTTGATGCGGCATATGAAGAATATAACGAAAATCTTACGATTAAGCAAAGAGAACGTGAACAGCGTAAGGCGGAACGTGAGGCTAAAAAGAAAGAAAAGTAAGATTAAATATTAAGAAAGGATTAAGGCAATGGGAAGAAATTTCCATTGTTTTATTTTTTCTTTTTAATTAAAAATTTTAAGTTGTTCATATTTTATTCACAATTACCGCCGGAATAAATTATGAATAAGATATTAACAAATATTTTTTTAATTTCATAAAGTATTTACAAAACATTCATTGACAAATTTCTTAGAATGTGATATAATATAAATATAGTAAAGGAAAGGTGATTGAGTATGAGCAAAAAGAAAAAGAATACTATAATAGAAAAAGAAATGGTATTAAATCATGTTCATGAATATGGTGAAGGTTTTCCAGTTAGTATTGAAAAATATGATGGAAAAATGTGCGTTGTCGCATCTAATGAAGGTGGTTATAATTCAGTGGCAATTGACGCAAAAGAACTTTATTATGCACTAAAGGACTATTATGAATTTGATTCATAAAGTTTTAACAAAAAGTTTAAGAAAAATCAATTGACATTCTTGAAAAAATGGTGTATAATAATATTGTAAGATAAAGAGAAGAGAGCCGAACTCATAAAACGGAGAAAAGAGGTTTACTATGGAATTTGTTAATAGTTTTAAGACATGGGCGTTGAATGAATGTTCTGATTTTGAGAGTAAAAGAAAAGCGGCTTATATTAAAAGTGGTATGGGCGGTATAGATGAACGTTATCATTGGCATTCTTATGGAAATAAAATTATTATTCTTGATATGGAAACAGGAAAAACAGGTACAGCACGGTGTAAAGAAGATGACGAATTTTCTTTTATTATTGGTGTTGGCGTTGCATGGGCAAGATTAAAAGGTGAAGAAATTCCAATGGAATATAAAACAGTAAGGCTTAAAACTTTAAAAACAGGGGATAAGTTTATTATTGCCAATAATAAAGACTTTAAAGAAACTTATACTTTTGTTGGAAGATATAATTTTGAATCTATTGATAAATGCTTTTGTGCAACTGGTGAAAAGTTGGAAAAACTTGCCGCTTTTTATTCTGACACTGTAGTTATCAAACTTTAAGAAAATATTAAGGAGTATTGTATTTATTACAATACTCTTTTTTGTTAATATCTTATTCATAATTCAAGCCGCCGCAAATTATGAATAAAATATTAATAAGTTTCTATTCGTCGCAATCTTTTATTCATAATCTACGCCGAGGAATATGAACATTCTATTAATAGATTGGCGGCAAACGTCAAGGCAATAACTTCCATCTCGTTCATAAATCAAATACAATTAGTTTATAGAAAATCTATTGCTATCTAGCCGGCAATATGCTATAATATATATACAGTCAAGGGAACAGAGAAAAAACGAAAAGAAAAAATCGTTCACAAAATGTTTACTTGACAAATCACTGAAAATGTGATATAATATTATTAGAGGGTAAGAGAAAAATAGAAAATTAACACTCTTACCAGAAAGGAAAATTATTATGAAAAAGTTTGTTGTATTGGACGTTGAAGGAGCTTCTATCTGCCGCCCTTATAATGTAGGTTATGTAGTAACGGATAAGCACGGCAATATTTACCACTCCAGAAGCGTGGCAATTCACCCTTGCGTTATGGAAAATTTGCAGCGAAAGGCTCTTGTTGGCTGCGAAGAAATGACACATAAAAATATTTCTGAAGTAGAATCCGATTGCATGCGAAAGTATGAACATTTCTTTTCCATTGAAGAATTTCGTAAAGTATTTATGAATGATATGGAAGAATTTGGTATCAAAACAATTTGGGCGTACAATTGCACTTTTGACAAGGGAGCAATGAAAAGACTGTTTCTGGATTGTGACGAAAATTTTACAGAAAAATTCGAATGGCTTGACATTATGACAGCAATTCTCTTTACGAAATTGTTAACAAAAAAGTATGTTAAATTCTGCCGGAAAAATGGTTTTGTGACAGAAAAAGGCAACATTCAGACTAAAGCAGAAGTTGTGTATAAATATTTAACAGGAAATGTAGAATTTGTTGAAGAACATACAGGTCTTGCTGATGTCATGATTGAAAAGGAAATTCTTGTCAACGCGTACAAGACTAGAAAAAAGATTCGCGGCGAAGTAGTCGTACCGTGGAAAAGATTGCGTGATTTTTGCGAAGAAAATAGTATTTAATTTGTTCATAAAGAATTGAATAAAGTGTGAATGGACTGGTGGAATTTTCTGCCAGTCTTTTCATTATTTCTTAATAATTAAATCCTTTAATTTATTCATTCCTTGTTCACATTCGCCGCAATAGATTAACTTGTTAACATTTTATTCACAATTGCCGCCGTCTTAAATTATGAATAAGATGTTAATAAGTTTCCGGAGCGAACTATGAATAAAAGATGAATAAGTTTTTTACTTAACTTTGTTCACAAAATATTTACTTGACATTTTCGCTGAAGTGTGGTATAATATAATTACAGTAAAGGAAAGGAGAACGAAAAGAAATGTATAAAGTTTATTGCCATTCGTTCAATTATTCAAAAATAGTTGCAAGTAAAGCAGAAGCCGTGGAAACATTCAAACAATATTATCTTGAAATGCTGGAATTTATTCAACATTCCAAAGAATGGAAAGTAAAGGATATTGCAGAATTTGTTGTAAATGCAATGTATTTTGTAAATGATTTTATGAACGAAAAAATTAACGAATTCCATTTGAATCCGGTGGGAATGGGCATCTGCTCGTTCACAAAATCTTAATAAAAAGTTTAAGAAAAATCAATTGACATTCGCGGCTAAATGTGGTATAATAAATATAGAAAGTGAGGTTGGTAATATTGATTAAGTACACAAAAAACGGCGTTTCTACTATGGTGACTAAAGAAGAAATGAAAAAAATTCTTTTGCGGTGCTGTAAAATTCGCAAAATTGAAAAGCGTCAAGCATTTATGGATAAGATTACTAAAAATTGGTAATTAGTTCATAAAAAGTTTACTTGACAAATTCCAAAAAGTATGGTATAATAAATATAGAAAGTGAGGGAAAGAAAAATGACATGGACGTAGTTCATAAAGTCTTAACAAAAAGTTTAAGAAAAATCAATTGACATTTATCCGAAAATATGATATAATAAATACATAAGATAGAGAGCCGGAACTCATTAAAAACCGGAGAAAGAGAGTATATTATGATGACTTTTAAGAATGATTCTATGGTAAAGAACCAGAACGAAGCACGTGTTGCATTCTCTGAAATGCTCCATGAATTTCTTGTTGAGAAGTTCGGTGAAGAAAATGTTACGTTGGTAGGTACTAACGAATACGCTTTTGTTTTCGGTACTGTTGAAAACAAGCACGGTACTTTTGACATGGTGCTTGATGTCAAGCCGACAGCAAAGAACTATGAGGACACTACACGGAGCAAAAAGGTTGTTGAAGCATTCGACAGAGTGACCGCCGGCGAACTGTACGCAATGGAAGTTAAGGAAAAGGAAGAAAAGAGAGCCGCTGAAAAGGCAAAGCGTGAGGCGGCAAAGAAAAAGGAAAAGTAAAATTTATTAAATAGGTATGAAAGAAGTGGTAAGGGTTTCCTTACCACTTTTTGGTTTTTATTTAGTTAAATATTTTAAATTGTTCATTTTTTATTCACAATTGCCGCCGGAACAAATTATGAATAAACTTTTAATAAATAATGATGTCGCCGCAATAAATTATTTACAAAAAATTCATTGACAAATTCTATTGGTTATGGTATAATATAAGTACAGTAAAGGAAAGGTGGTATTCAGAAATGAATAAGTATGAAACAGTTATTAAAGTATTATCGCAAGTAGACCGTGAAACATTGGAAAAACTTGGAGAGGGATTCCTTAATGCTTATGATTACGGATATTTTTTAAAGTATGAGGATTCAGGAGAGATTCTTCATAATTTTATAAAATATTTTCCGCATACAGATGTTAGAGTAGTAAAGGCTACAGTAAATGGTAGTACATTCTCAGTTTTTGGAAATATAGTTGAAACAAGCCATTTAAAAGAAGAACAATATTGTCTTGTTAAATGGAATAAAAATGCAGACAATTTTGATAAAAAAAGTCTTTCTATTCTTAATATTGCAAAATGTGATTATTGCTGCCGCGAAGAATGTAATGATTGTTGTTATGAAAATATTTTCTTTATTGACGAATTTTATAATTATTGCTTGAATCAAGAATTTATTAAAAATCTTATTAAAGAATCGAAAAATTTTGATAAAGAAGTTAAAGGAAATAAAGAAAAAGAAGAAAGAAAAGAGGAAAATATGGATAATTTAAGAATAATTGCAGAGAATTTGGTTAATAATATTAGTAAATATGAAGAAATTATTGACAATTTAGTTGATATTGGTGTAAAAGATGAGAAAATTTATAATATTTTTCATGAAATTCTTAAAAATATTAGTGAATAATTAAGCAAATTATGTCCAGAAAGTCAAATTTCTGGGCATTTTTCTTTTTATTTAGTTAAATATTTAAGGCATTCACATCTTATTCATAGACAACGCCGGGCCACTTTATGAATAAAAAGTAAATAGATTGACTCTTCTTAATCCCTTATTAACAATTGAAGCCGCCAAATTATGAACAAAATATTAAATAAATTTTTCTTTTAACAATTGCCGCTAAATATGAATAAGTTAAAAAATTTAACTTAATTCCAAAAATGTGAATAAAGTGTAAATAGTTCGCCGCCGAATGGTAATTGAAATTGTCAAGTGCTTGACAAGAAATTGCTTTTACTTTAGGTTGTTTGTCAAGAGGTTGACTTATATTAAAGTGCTCTTGAGCTACACTTTACCCTGTGAGCTGGTAAATTTTAGAAAAAATTTCTGGAAAAAGCTGGTAAAATGAGCTGGTAAATCTTGGAGAAAAATTTTAATAAAGAAAGTCCTCGCAAGCTACAACTTGGAAGGACTCTTTTATACTATTTAATTTCCTAGCCATTCATCAGAAGCTTTCCCTTCATCAGCTACATAGTAAACAAACATATGAGGCGGCATATTCTCACGATTATCATAGTTAACCGTTTTAAATTTAATAATGCCTGCTCCTTGTAGAACTGTCAAGTTTAGTCTAATTCGTTCATACGTTTGCTTATTGCCAATGGAGTGACCAAAAGCTTCGATGATTTCTTTAGCTGTAATATTAAAATTATTAGCATTCTCTAGCTGCTTTTCTTTCTTCTTTTTAAGTAAATAAGCTAGAGTTTTAATTAATTCTTCCTTCTAATCTTTTAGCGGCAAATTCAAAAGTTTAATGACTGTCTCGCCGTGTAAATATTGAAAGGGATTTGAATATGGTAATTTATAAACCTTTTCACCGCAATAAATATCCTCTGTAATAAAGCCAAAAGGATTATCTTCTGTTCTTAACAATTCATTAAATCTTCTTGAAACAGTTTGCCGTGACCTGTGAATGTCTTTAGCAATCTATTGAAATGTAAAGCTGTTCTTATAAATATAGCAATGATACTCTCCTTTGTTTTCAAAAGAATGAACTAATAACCAAGCATATACACAATCATTATAAGCTAGTCTTTTTAATTTGTCTGATTCAACTGAAAACGGAATTTTATTTTGCATAGTTTTCACCTCCTGCAATTATAAAGTAGCACTGTAATATAAATGTTATAAAATTTTCATTCGTAACAACAGAAGGCGAAAATGTTAAACGTTAATATATAATGTTAACATTTAATATATATGATGTTAAACGTTAATATATATGATGTTAAACGTTAATATACAAGAATGTTAACATTTAATATACAAGAATGTTAAACGTTAATATATTAGTTATAGTTATATTCTTTTAAGTAATCTTAACTTCGCGGCCAATAGATTAATGCAAGCTGGTAAACTAAAAAGGAGCAGGCTGTTGACCTGCTCTTTTTGGTTATTTTTAATGGTAAAATTTGGAAGGGCGGCGTTTAGTTTTCTTGATAGTTATTTTCCTTGATGCCGCGATAAATTTCCTCAATATGCTTCCTAATTTCAGTATTGTCTATATCAGCTAGGTCGTCAGGCTTATTCTCAATTATATCATAGTCAACATAATAACCTATTGCTTTAATTAAAAAGCTGGGAATCTTGACTCCTTTCCGATTATGAGTATAGTATTCTTGAAAGTCTAAAAGTCCAAGCCCCTACAATAGAATTAAAGTTCTACGTATCTCTGCATTCATTGTACTACCAGTTTTCTTAAAATCTAATTCCGTCCTAATATCATCAAAAGTTACTGCCTTGACAGCTTGCGCATTGGCATTACAGATATCATTATAAGAAACACACCATAAATAGATTTTTAATTCAACTTCTGAACACTACATATATTCATTTAAAAACTATAAGGTTTCTTCTGGAATAGGTGTCCAAGGAGAAGGTCTTTTAATATAGTATACACCATTCTTTTCTTCTTTATTTCTTTTCTTCCATATTGCCGCGCCATATATTTGTGCTTCAATTCTTGCTTTTGCCTGCTCGCTTTTTGTGGCTCTTGACTTAATCTTTTCTTGGATTTTATTCCAAGCTACAATATTTTCTTCTTCAGAAAGCTATTTAATTTCCCCAGTATATTCTACCATTCCTGTTTGCTCTAATTGGTATAAATACTACTTTGCTGCAGCATCAGTGATACCAGTAGCTTTTTTAATTTCTGTTAAACTCAGATTTTTCTATCTAAACATTCTGGTATTTTTAGGATAAGTAGCTAAACCACTTAAACAAACTAAATAAGTGTAAAATTTCATTGGATTACTTTTGATTTGTTCTTGATTTTTTGGCATCGGTGCGCCAGTCTTTACATTTGTAATCATGTGTCTCACCTCACTTATATAGTAATGTATTAGAAATTTTCTTATAAAAAATTCAGTTCAAGAAAAAGAACAATAAATTCAAGAAAAAGAACAATAAATTCAAGAAAAAGAACAATAATTTTCAAGAAAAAGAACAATAATTTTCAAGAAAAAGAACAATATATAGTATTATTATAGTATAGATATAGTTCAG